AATTACTTTGCGCAATAGATGACTTGTATTTCAAGTACCAAATACACCACCGCCTGCCCGAATACCCTGCTGACCGACTGAAGACCCGTGAAGGTCGTCCCCTGGACCTCTAAGATCGTTCTTGCGCAGTAACGCCAAGAATAACCTTAAAGCGAGCAGGGAAGCCCGCTACAGCACGCTGGTTGCCGCTCCCCCTGAACACCCCGCTGACCGGCTGGAGGCCTTCAGCGACCGGGGCGTCGCCTCATACTTTTCTCACACGCGTGCCGGGCGGGTGTTTAACAGTTGAACATGTTTGCCCTCGTGTTTGCCTCATACTTTTCGCCCGATTTCGGTTAAAAGTACGAGAAAAGTATGAGGCAGAAATGCGCAATTGTTGAACAACGGCCAGGGCGTCGCCTCATACTTTTCTCACACGCGTGCCGGGCGGGTGTTTAACAGTTGAACATGTTTGCCCTCGTGTTTGCCTCATACTTTTCGCCCGATTTCGGTTAAAAGATAAATTACTTTGCGCAATAGATGACTTGTATTTCAAGTACCAAATACACCACCGCCTGCCCGAATACCCTGCTGACCGACTGAAGACCCGTGAAGGTCGTCCCCTGGACCTCTAAGATCGTTCTTGCGCAGTAACGCCAAGAATAACCTTAAAGCGAGCAGGGAAGCCCGCTACAGCACGCTGGTTGCCGCTCCCCCTGAACACCCCGCTGACCGGCTGGAGGCCTTCAGCGACCGGGGCGTCGCCTCATACTTTTCTCACACGCGTGCCGGGCGGGTGTTTAACAGTTGAACATGTTTGCCCTCGTGTTTGCCTCATACTTTTCGCCCGATTTCGGTTAAAAGATAAATTACTTTGCGCAATAGATGACCTGTATTTCAAGTACCGTATACGCTGCCGCTCACCGCTGGTTACCGAATACCCTGTCGACCGGCTGGAGGCCCGTGGAGGTCGTCCCCCGGCCCCCCAGCGACGTTTTACGGCTAAGCAGCGGGCGGCATATCGGCTCGCCGATTGTAACCAGATATAGGCTGTCGCCTTCATTATATAGGCGTTCGCCTATTGTTTTTGCGATTTTTTCAGAAGGCTTTTTCGTTAAGTCGCTATCGATAGGGCGGTTGCGTTGTTGGCACAGTATTCGCTTACTATATAGTTATGAGCAACCACACTGACAAGGAGAACGTTATGTTAAACCAACTGAAAGCAGAAGGCCTTATTTGGCATTTCGGCGACTCGCTCGTTACGCGCACGACCGACGGCATTAAGTTTGGTCTCGGCGACGAGAACGATACGGTAGATATTGAGCAGTTTCTGCGCACGTATTGGGACGTTGACCTCAACGGCATTAACGTGACCGCCCCGAACGTTTGGTAGGATATCATTATGTCGCAAGCAAATCATACTGGAACAGTTGATAACGTCCTGACCGCCCTCAAAACGCCGGGGAAAGAGGTAGTGAAAGGTAAGGGTGGCTTTCATGTTAAGGGTGAGGGGTTCCTGTCGCTGCGTGAAGCTCGCCGGTTGGTTGGAATAAAAGCGCCTGCTCGGCAATTCAGAAGCAGGCAGTCAGCGTTTGGGGATTGGACTACCGTCAAAATGATTAACAGGCCGCGAAAGCAGAAAAGGTAAGCTATGAAAAATATAGTCCTCATTTTCTTTGTCGCGCTCTATGTTGCTCTGCCGGACGCTGCCGAAGGCGGCGAGTCGGATAGGTTCTTCGTCGGCGTATCGTTCGACCTGTCAACAGGGGGGCGGCCCGATTTCGGCTCTATGCGCCCTTGGGTTGAGTTCCGGCTGACCGGGTCATCTCCAAACGACGTGAATCTTTTTCGGCCCGGCGAGATGCACCACGCCTACGTTGGCGCGGCGTTGTATGGCCTTGGTAAGCTGGCAGATATCAAGGCGCTTCGCGTCGCGGGTATCGTGCTCGTCGCCGACGACGCGGTTCAGCATATACTAAGGGTGGACAGCCCGGTCCATATGCTAAATGACGAACTGTATCAATACGGTTGGTATCGGTGGCTGACGCAGACAGGTAATCAGATAATAGGTAAAAATTGAAAGGCATATAATGGGTGAACAAACGTCGAAACCACGTAAGTCCTATACCGATGGATTAAATGTAAGTTGTTATAAGCATCGGCAATATTTGAATCAGCCGTACCGAATTGCTTTATGGTCAAATTGGGTTCAACCAATTGATCTCGATAAAGTAGGTATTATATGCGATTATTGCGGAGACATTCTTGAGGAAAAACAAGTTACCTATATATTTACGGGTTGAAATCAATCAAACAACTTTGGCTTGTCGATCCGGATACTCGGCAGTAATTGGTAAGACGAGGAGAACGTTATGGACAAACAACCTTGGGAAATGACAAAAAAAGAGTTTCAGCAAAGTCTTCAGGCAAGGCGCGAAAAGGCCATTGAGGAGTGGAACGCTGTTGGATCGAAGGGATTTCCGCCGGGGGTAAGAATAGGGACTGTAGGTGATCGAATAAGGCTGGCCGAAAGCGCCGGATACAAACTGCCTCGTGACGATGATTTGATAATGCGAATGGACATTCACAGACTTTATGTAGAAGCCGCTTACGCTACGGGCAAACTTATTCCGATCAACGTTCTGAAAGATTACCCTAAACTGACGTTAAATAAATAACTTCGGTTCGCCGGTTCGCCCGTCCCAAGACCGTTGCCTGCCGCCCGTATGTTCAATTACCGAATCGGGGTGAACCGAAGCGTTCCGGTAGCCGCGTCGCAGCGCGTTCCTAAAGTAGCTTGTATCAACCGTTCGTATAAGCCGCCGTGTATCCCAATTCCCGTTTGCCTTAAATGCCGCTGCGGATATGAACACGCAACAGCCGGGCGGAAACCTGTAGACATTAATAGAAGTTGTTGGTCCAGTTTTAACGTCAAGTTGATGTTTCGGCCACGAAAGGCCGCTCAATCCACATAGCGGCTTCTTGTCCAGATGTTCGTGTTCTTTATAGGTAGTCAATAGTGTGTGCAACCAACCTGGTAGAAATCTGAGGTCACTATCGCAGAATAAGAAATAATCCGGTTTTCTAACGTCAAATTTGGCGCAACGTTCGGCAGCTATTCGCGCACCGAGATTCCAAGCGTACGGCTTCCCCATATTTTCGTTCAACAGGACAAGTCCAGCTATTACATTTTCGCGGTATTGCATCAAGACGTCTATAGTCTTTTGTCCGCTCCCGTTGTCGACGACTGTGACGTCAACGAGGTTGCGGTCTGTCGTCTCGGTTAGCGTTTTGAGCGTGCCTGCCAGTAGAGCGCTTCGCCCAAATGACGTCATAACGAGAGCTATTCGCTCACTCATTTGTTACACGTTCGAAATGTGGCCCGTCGAAAATGCTCTTGAAGTGTCCGCCCCAACGTAGCCTGATGCCCTCAGCTATAGCACACGCGAGCACGACACCCGCCAATAGGTAGAACCGTCCGAGACGGCGTGCGTATTCGACCGTCGTTTGATCCCGTATACCCGGCCATAATACTGGATACGGAGCGAGATCAACAGCGTCGCTCGTCTCCGAGTCCCACGACCCGTCGTCTTTGAGCGAGCGGTTATGCTTGCTTTCCGGGTATTTCGCGAAGCTGCGCCTCCGCTCTACGGCGCGTCGCTGATCCGCTTCGCCACGCAGACCGCATAGTACGGAGAAGTTCGTCACCTTAATCGCGCGTTGCAGCACCTTTTGCAAGTCGGGATGTAGGGTCGCAATTCTTTCCTTGCTTTTTTTTCCGAATGAAGCCATTGTCATCTCCTATCGTTGTGGAATTTTTTTCCATTTCTCCATAAAATTCACTACGAAGGCCCAACGTTTTTTGCAGTTGTCGCACCACCATCCGGGCGGCAACGAACCCGGCGCGAGTACAAGGCGTACGTGCCCGGATCCGGTATCCTCGACCGTTCCGCCTTCGCAGTCAGCTATCTTTTTGAGTACGTGACGGACAAGGTCGCTTGCGGTTTCACTTAGAACCAACCGAACGCCCTCGCCACAGCCGCGAACGTACCAGTCGGCGCAAGCGCCCATAAACCGACCTTGATGACGGTACGGCGGAACCTGGTGTTCCTGTGGACTTTTACGTTAAGTTCCGTATGCATTACCCTATGCGCTTCGAGAAATACGTTAAGGTTTTCGGTCATCAAGTCTACCTTGTCGTGAAGTTCGCCATGCCGTATTTCAATGTTAACGATACGTTCGGCATCGCCACGTGTAAACTGAATAGATTCGGTATCTCCGTTACCCATTATTTCCGCCTTTCATTGCTTTTACAACGGCAGGCACGATTTTTTCCGCACCTCTGCTGCCGATGTATCCGCCGACACCAATTTTTAGCAGCGCCCACGTTTCCGGTGACAACTCAAACACGAGAAGTCCGAGGTAGTGCGCGACGACGAGCGCGAGAAACGTCAACATGGTAATCGGTCGCCAGGTGCGCTGCAACCATGATTCGCCTTTTGTTTCGGCTATGATAACATCGGCTTTCATCTGCGCGATCTTTCCTTCGTACTCGAGGATTTTACCTGCGAACATATTTTCGATCTTCGTCAACTGGTTCTTCAACCGCCCTTTCTCTTCGTCGGTTGTCGATAGTTCGTCGATCAGTTCCGTGGCGGGCTTGATGAGGCCGCCTATGAAAGAAAGTATTCCCATTTTTTCGCTCCGTTATATCGTTTGAGCACCGAGTTCGGTCATACCGATAGTACCGTCTCCGTCGCGTATTGTTTCGATTATTATAATTTTCCAGAACTTATGCGATTCCGTCCCGTCACCGTCTCCGCGAATTACTATTGTGTCGACGGATGTCGAGTCTATTCCCCCGTTAAGAACTGTTCGTGTCGTACCCCATTGAGTCCAGCCTAATACAGAATTATCGTCGCTATAATAGATGCGGCACATACCGTCTATTAAACCGGGATACGCTATTTCGCGATCGAGATTTATAAGAAATGACGCGGCCAAAGCCAACTGAACCGCGCTGCTCCATTCGAGACAATAGTGATCCTTGATTGCTATATAACCGTCATCGCTGCCGATTTCCACGGCAAGGTTTTCGTCTGTCATTTTTTCGTACCACGGAATAGTGACGTTTTCGTCCCACGAAATTGTGGGCGTATGCTGGATGTATCTTCCGCGTGGAAATTCATCTGGAACAACTGTTGCGGTCAGTTCGGTCAAACCGAAATCAGGGGATGGCGCACTGTCGCCCGTCCAGATATTAACCCAAAATTTCCAATATCTATGTGATTCGTCCGCACTGCCATTTCCGTTAATGACAACCGTGTTTCCGTCTATTATTATCCCTCCGGTGCTTCCGCGTACTTCTATTCCCCACCGCGTCCAACTTGAATTATTGTCACTCCAGGAGATATAGACTCTGGGATCTCCGGCAAGCGGTCCAGTTAGTGCTCGATCCGCGTTTGCGATAAACGTCTTAAATATACTTAACTCGACTGCATTTTCAAATTCAAGGCAGTAGTGGTCACCAACCTCTATAAATCCGTTATCGCTGCCGATCTCCGTATCCGTATCGCCGTCGGTCATCAGCGTGTTCCACGGAATAGTGACCGGCGTCTCGGATACGTCAAAGATGTATCGGCCCCAGGGTTCCGGTTCCGGTGACGGACTCGGTGAAGGCGACGGAGACGGAGACGGAGACGGAGACGGAGACGGAGAAGGTGAGGGTGACGGGCTTGGACTTGGTGATGGACTTGGCAGAGCTGCTTCGTACAACTCTACCGCCGTAATCGTTACACTATCCGTTCCCTTTTCGGTGTTGGTCACGAGAAGTCGTTTATCTCCCCAACTCGCGCCATAGGCCTTCTTCAGGTCATCGATGTCCTCGTGGAACTCCACCCAATCGCCGGTTTGCAAATGCGAATGCGAGAATCCCGGCGTCACGAATTCCACCTCAATATGTTCCTTCGACCAAATGCCGTCTACGCTGTTGACGTAATGCTGCGCGACATGTTGTGCGCTGGTTCCAAGTACGTTCTTCCAGTCGAACGATGCGTGCCTTTTCATAACGAGGCTGATTGAATCATTGTCCGTGTAGTTGTCGTTGTTGAGGAACCGTCCGTATTCTCCCTGCCAGCGCGAACGTACGTCCATGTCGTTTATGATGAACGTCGTTTTTTTCATCTTAAAGTCATCACCGACAAGTTCCCCCCGCCTGATGACCGCGTTTGTTGTCGGCGCTTTGTCGTTGAGTGGAATACATCGGAGCTTGCCTGCACCGGACATAGAAACGACGAACGTGCTTTGTTCGGATAGCTTCTGCGTTATCGCGCTAATTTTCGTTTTTTGAGTGACGTTTAGTCTTGCATCCACGTTCGGGTTTTTGGCGGCGGTAAAACTCGCCAGATCGATGTCGTCTCCGGTAAGAGAGAAGAACTCTTGGTAAAGCATTTTTATTATGGTTGCCGGGTCTATTGTATATCCACCTTCCGTATAACCCCGCGCGCTTACCCATACTTCATGTTGGAACGGCATGGTGAGTATGTAACGGAGTTTTACGCCCGATATAGATGCTACTGTCTGGTTTCCGACGACACTGTCCGCGACTCCTGTTCCACCGATTGTTCCTGAATGAATAGCTACGCCGAGCGCCCATTTTCCACCTATCGCTTCGGTTCCTACATTCGACGCGACGAACGGAGGATTTTCGTCGTTCGGGTATTTCCAGGATAGACTATCGAGCGCGATAAGGTCATTGCCCGTCCCTCCAGCGGCAGCGTTTTTTGCATATCCTATAAGCAATCGTTCGTCCCCTCCGTCAAGGCCGTAGTAGAGCCAAAGCTTCAATTTTGCCAACTCGGCGTCCGGCCAATCCACTGATTCAAGTAGCCTATACCCCACTTTCACGGTTCCACCCATGAGTAGATGCTTTTTGAGTGTCGCTTCATGTTGTACACCGAATAACGCCAGCCCTTCGCCTGTTGTTCCGTTGTCCGCAAAGCGGTCTTTGAAGTTGCACGGTAGCCAGTACATAAAGCTTTCCAGCTTTTCACGCTCGGACTCCGGCTCTTTGTAACTTTCGTCATCGTATACGCCGGGCAGGTCCTTGTCCGTATAGAAGTCAGCGACGACGTTTTCGCCCACCCATATCCATGAAACGTCGCCGTCATAATCATTGGATTCGAACGCACGGCACGGCAATATCGTAAACGCGCCAGTTTTTCGATACGGTATACCGCAGGATGTTACAGGATAATCTGATACCACGAAATACCCGTTAAGTGCGCCCGTGTACGCAATCGCCTTCGCCAGTCCCGTCGCTACGGCCGAATTGTCCACGTCCTCGTAGATGTCCGCGACGTCGAAATTCCCGTACAGCAACGGTATCGGCTTTGTCAAGTTTGCTTCCGGCGCGTTCGGCCACTTGTCGCCGACGACTCGTTCCGGCACGGACAAATCCCAAAGTTTGCTTCGATCCTTCGCCGTAAATCTTGCCGTACGTCGATCGGTCTCCAGTGATTGAAGCACGAAGCCGTCGAACACGAGCAAGCAGTCGTCGATGTCCGTTATGCCGTCTACCCACTGGTACGACTTGCACGTCGCGCCGTTCAAGTCTTCAAGCAGTTCGGAGGCGCGGATGGGGCGTCCGCCAGATTGTGGATAAAATTTCTCGTCCGACAACGTGAATGACATATTCGACGTCTGCCAGCGCTTCGATGTAATGTCGATTCCTTCTTTTATAGCGCTCTGCTTGAGGAGTATCGGGTACACCGGCGCGGTGTTCAGTCCGCGCGGCATTGGGCGCATGGAGAAGTAGTACGTGGATCCGCTGATAGTCACGGCAAGCACGACGTCCCGCTGATGGCCTGCGACGGCGGCGTAGGTTTCAAAAAGGTCGCTACGATCAAGCATGTCTACATCCCCCATGTTCCGTAGTTGGTTTTCGTGGCCGCGTATCGTGTTGACACATCGGCGTCGGTGAGGGCTGTTCCCTTAATAACGTGTATTTCGTCTATTTTGCTGGTACCATCCTGGTACGTACCTACGAACATATAAACGCCGGTCGTCTCGTGTATATCGCCGGTTACCGTGGAAATATCACTTTCGTGTACAAACGTGCCATCTACGTAGGTGCGCATCGTATTATTAGTGCGACTTACAGACATCGTCAACAGGTGGTATTTTCCGTCGTTTACAGCGGGTCCGTGTCCTTGATCTAAAATTTGGGCAACATTGTCCCCGACGACGACGATTATCTTGGTTCCGTTAACGGCTAAGACAAACCCACCAGTGGAGCAATTGAAGTGATTGACTGATCGACGAAACACGCCCAGATGCGCGCCGGTCATGGCTACCCACGCCTCGATAGAAAAATTGTCGGTTTCCATGTTGAATTCGATTCGATCCGTACTGGTCATTCTCAGGTATTTTCCGCCCGTCAAGTCTACCACGGACGTGCCTCGTTCGAGGACACCGTGCTCATATACGACTGAACCGCCTATTATGTCGTTCCAATCGTAACCGTTCATGCTGGAATCCATCCAATCATTACGAAACCGCCACAGAGCGAATGTATCCGCCATCGACGTCAGACTTCCCTCCGAATACGGCACACGCTCGAATCCCATCTCTCTCAGCAGCAGTCGGGGTTTGCGGTATTCGCCCATGAATCTGTTCTCCGCGAGCGGTGAGTCGAACGTCACCGCGTAAAATGCGTCTGAACCAAGTTCCGTCTTCATAATGACAGGCAAGTTACCGCCGCGCGACGCCTTGTACGCGCTAAACAGGTTTGTCCATTGCCCGGTATCGCCCGTCAGATCGAATCTCCGCTCAATCATCCGCTGTCCGCCGACGCCCGCTGACGACGAAAATCTGTGACCGGACCTCGTGACGGATACGTTATTGCGATACAGACGCTTGTTGTTTTCTGGATGTTGATGCGACCAGGGGAGCGAATAGTCGTTAAGTGTCCATACGGCGGACACTTCCGGGTACAGGCCTACAGGCGCGACATCGAAATTATTGAACGTTACTCTCCAATACCGGGCGGCGGTCGGCTCGAACGCGGATAGCACGACGGCGCGGTATTCGTGGTCGAACTCCACGGCGTCCAACGGGATGTAGGTTACGTCGTCCACGCTGAAGGCGATCTGCCACGTCTTTCCTCCAAAGTCATACATTTCATTGTAGTTGTGTAGCCACAGCGCCAGCGCGTCGACCGTTTTTTCGGCACCGAGGTCTATATATAGCGAATTAGTTCCCCGGTCGTCTGGCATCCACCACGTGTCGGGGTTGTTGTCGAGCGCGTATTTCGCGTCATGACCGAACTCATGCCCGGTTACGTTCCGTCCGTTCGTTATTACGGGTACGGCGTCTACAGGGGCGTAGAGGTTGCCCGGCGTTACATGCGACGGCGCGTACAGGTATTCCGCGTATAGGCACCAGTTATAGTGGTTGGCTGCGCCGAGGTCGCCCAGCGGGTCGTTGAACGCGGTCTCCGCGTCCGCAACCGCTTTGCCGTCGTTTGAGGTGGGATCAACGACATAAAAGACCCTCAACCCATAGCCCGCGTCCGACGTATCGTATGATATAAGCGCCAACGCCTTCTTGCCCGCTGTGAGCGAAAGGTTGCATCCCACACTGCACCACTCCCCGTTGTGGTGTCCTTGGTCTGAGATTGTAATTTCTGGCGATATGGCCTCCACAGTCCAGTTTTCCTCGTCAGGGTTGGATGCGTCGTAGACGGCTATTTTCACGTGAGCGAAAGTAGCATTTTCCCACCGAAGGCGCGCCCATACTTTTGTCACGACGCACGCGGGGACATCTGCGTCCCACGCGCTCACGATTGAGTCAACGTCGAAGTGACCGAATTCCATCAACGCAGTTATTTCGTTCTGCTGGCTCCAGATTTCATACGAGGTGTTGCCGAACGTCGCTTCCATCAGTGGTATCCGTCCTTCCCTATCAACGGCAGTTCGACGAATTTCATCGTCATCTCGTATATATCCGTATTCACGAGCGTTTCTTCCGTCTGGTCGGAACCGAATACGCAAAGCCTGCGGACGTCGTCGACGTCTATCAACGTGAACGGTATCCGTGCACCGTTGCAGGCACGTACGAAACTAAGTATTACGTCAAATTCATCGGCGTCAAACATGAACGTCGCCGTCATTTTCGTAGTCGGGTTTATGCTCCATCCGGTACGGAACTGCCGTCCGCCCACCATCTTCAACGTGCTTTTCGGATACTCAAGCAAGTCGTTTGTCGGTATCGCACGCCCCCGATCAAACTCGTAAAACTTGAACAACCAGCACATACTGACCCTTGCGTCGTTCGGCGCGTAGTAGCCCGGCGATTCGGTTCCTTCGATAGTGAATCTCCAGTATCTTGATGCTACGGACGCGGGGTCGTTTTCGGCGTCCACGAAGTACCGCAGCTTAATCGCATGCGTATCGTCGCCAAGATCGTCCGGGCTGTCCGTGCCATCGCTGTTGAAAGCGAGATCGATTGGCGTCCAGCCGGTTCCGCTACACGACCGCTCGACGGTGATGTCGAGGCTGCCGGTTTCGTCGTCCGTTTCGTGGTGCACGAAACTGAAGCCGTCGCATTCGGTGACGGAACCGAGGTCAACAGTGAGCGTATGCTGTGCGGATGCCTCGTTTGCCTGCCAGGCAAAGTTCGCCTCAAGGGGCGATACGGCGTGTCCCGCTGGATGTCCGGTTGCCTCACTTGACGCCGCCGTTACTATAGCAGCAACCATCGGATCGTATGTATGCAGCTTAGTCAACATCTACGTCAAGGCCTCCGGTTACGTTTCTTTCGCTCACGGTAAGAAGCGACCGTCCGTCGTTCACGAGTTTTTGCAACGTAGGGGCAAGCTCTTTTTCAACGTAATCCGTGGACATAACGTTACCCGATATATCCACGTTAAGCACAACCATACTACCGCTTCCGTTACCACTACTGTTGCCCGCTGCCGGGATATTCATTTGCCCTACGCCAACCGCAAGCTCCCCGCCTCCGGCGGCCTCTTCGGTCACTCCGCGCGTGAAATGACGCATGAAGTCACGCCCCTGATCCGCGGCCATTCTGTCGTTCGCGGTCGTATCGAATAGGCTACCGAGCATACCAAGTATACCGCTGCCAGTCTTAAAACTGCCGACAAGTTCAAGCGCTACGGACTTCAATACCGCGTTGACAAACAGGTTAATAAAGTCAGCCGCCATATTTTTGAATATGCCGCGCGACTTTGTTTCCATGACGGTGAGCGTCCCTATCGCGTTAGTGACCGCGCCTTGTACGGAAGTCTCCAAACTGGTGACAAACGTTTGCACCGGCCATATCATACGTTCGTACGTTTCGGCCCATATTTGCTCTTTTGTCGCCGCGTACCCCTTGTCGAGACTTTCCAGTTCGGCAAGGTGGACCGCATGCAGGTTCTCTGACGCAATTTTGCGTTCTTCGTCCGTCAGTTGAAGAGTATCATCCAGCGCGATAACGGATTCCCGATATTCTTGGTTGAGTTGGCGTCGTTCGCGCTGATACTGCTGTTCACGATCCGTCAAATTAAGAATGTTCGCCTCAAAGGCTACCAGTTCCACATCGGCGAGTTCTTTTGCACGTGTTTTCGCGGACTCGATACGCTGTTTTTCAAGTGATTTGTCAAACGCGGCCCAATGGTCAAAAGTCTTCTGCTGCGCCTCGTTGGCTTTACCGATAATGTCAGCAATATCGCGACCGGCGTCACTATCGCCTCCCCCGCTATCGACATCATCGGGCTTCTGACCGATATTTGCATAAGCGGCTGCGATATTCTGCGCGTGCTGGAGGACGGCAGCGTCGATATCCGCAAGGTCTTTTTCTGTGTCTTCCCAACTGGCTTTGAATCCGTCGAATACGTGGTCCATCTCGTAACCCGCTTGCGCCCATGCGGTCAAATCGGTCGGATTCTTCAGAGCGGTGAACAACGCCTCCGCTGCGGTGACTACGGAGTTTATCGGATCGACAAACGAAACTTTCCACATTCGCGTTGATATTTGGCCGAGGTTATGCGTAACTTTCGCGCCAAGTATAAGGCCGGATGTAAGTATAGCGATGTCCGCAGCGAGGGTCTGTACGTCCTCGACGCTATCGCCCTTGAACGCCGCCGTCAGTTCTTTAGTAACGTTTTTGGCTTCGGTTACCAATATGCCAAGCGTCGGCGTGAGGTACGAACCGACCGCGACCTGCAAATCCTGAATGTAGCGGGGAAACGAACGCAGCTGCTTGGAGACGTGTTGCATGGCCGTCTCGTACGCGCCCGCTATGAGATCGCCCTTTTCAAATATCGCGTTAAGCATCGCTTGCTTCTTCTGCGTTTCAGTTAAGCTTGTGGCCGTAACGCCGAGTTCGCTCGAATACGCTTTATATACTTGGCGGAGGTTGAGGACAATACCAAGCTGCTTTAGCTGGCGCGGCATCAACTTGGCCGTAGAATCGATGAGCATCTGGAACGCCTCGGACGAGTTTGTCTGGCCTATCGTCGCGGCGTCCTGGGCAATTTTGCCGAGTTTCACGGCGTCCGTAAAGCTGATCTGCGCCTGCGCCGACCGCAGAAGCGCCTGATTCGCCTCTTTCTGCGCGATGCCGCTTTTCCGCAGCGATGTGACGTAACCGTCGATCTGCTCAGTGGAATAGCCCGCTTTCTGCCCGACGAAATTAAGTACCGCGCCGAGTTCTTCGACGTTTGCCGCGACCATTGTTGCTTCGCCGATTTCGCTGACAAGCCACTTGAAACCGCTGGCGAGTTTAGATATCGTCTTCTCGAATACAGACGCCGCGAGGTTGCCTATCGCGATGCCGTTCGTGAACTTCGTGAATACCTTTGCGCTCTTCTCCCCCACCGTAGATAGCTGCTTGACCTGGCGTGTCAGCTTCTTGATCTCGTTCTGCGACTTGACCATTTGCGGACCACCGAGGGCATTTAGCTCCTTACGGAGACGCTTGATTTTTGCGGACGCCCGTTCTTTCGCTTCGAATACGAGGGCGAATTTCTGTTCGCTGGTCGCTGCCATTATTATCTTTTGCTTCTATTTATATTGGCTATCAATTGTTGCTGTTTTCGCTCGTCGCGGTTTGCATGTTCGCGTTTAATCCGCGTTATCTCGCCGTCAATAATGTCGCACGCATCAACCCAGAACGCCGGAAGGTTCTGGTAGGATTCGAATGTCTCATTCTGCGTTCCGTTTATTCGTGAGTAAAGATACCACAGCTTGCGCGACAGCGGCGTCGCTATAGAAGATATGCATACGCTGTAGTAGTTGACAAGGCAACTCCAAATTGGTGTTTGCTTGCCGGTCTCCCTGCGGACGGCTTCGACAATCTTCCACCATTCGTCAGAGGTAACACGTACGTCGGGCATATTCTGCCCGCGCGCCGTTATTTTTCCGTCTCTGTCTGGATAGAAGAAGCAAGCGCGTTGTCCGGTCCGGCATTTTTCTCCGCATTCCCCGCCGACCCCGGAGTAGGCTGCTCCGGCGAGGAGTTTGAGTTTCCCCGTTCGTCCGTTGTCATGCCACAATGGTCCACGACAGCATCGATGATTTCTTTAAGCTGCCCGTAGTCGAGCGTCCCAAGCAAATCCATCGGCGGTTCATCAAACCCTTCAATTTTGGTGATAACGCTCGCTATAAGTTCCGAAAGGTTTCTCCAGCTTCCGGGTTTCTGCTCTTTGCCCATAATGTCGACAAGCAAATCTTCTTTTTGAAGGGCCGATAGGCCCATAATGTGGATTTTCACGTCGCCGCATACGGTTACGACGCGCGTTCTCTCCTTATTGATGAAATTCAGCGGCATGTCATTACTCCGTAGAGTTAAAAGTTAACGTCCGTGACCGTAGCCACGGACGCATATTACAAATATCTTACGCGGCGGGCCAAGAACGGTCAACGGCATTTCCGACTACTATCGTTAACATTTCACCGACTGCACCAACCGTATATGTTGACAGCATTTTGCAGTTAAGCGATTCGGCGAGCAGTCCGTCATCGTCGTACTCAATAGATTCGATTTTGCCCGTTGCTGTCAGGGTGATAGAACCGAAGTCCACGTCGAATTGCACCATTTCGCCCGCTTTATAACTGATTATTGCTTCGTCCGCAGTCTCGTCGCGTAACAAGTTTACCTTAAACGAACCGCTGCGCCCCTTTAGGCCAAAACCTTCAAAACTATTTGTCGGGTTGTGTCCCAACTTCTCTACTTCGTGCGCAACTTCCATTTCGAACGAACGGAGTGTAACCGCTACCGGCGACGCGAGCGCAGCGCCTTTCGTGAGCGTTGCGCTTGTGATATCGTTGAAGTAAACCAGCCCCGTACCGTCTCTCGGCGTCCAAGTCCCCGACGGGTTGGCATCGCTGTCGTCCGTCCCCAGCGAATGCCAGTCCGTCTCGAACTTAAGCAGGCCGTCGCGTTCGGCTGAAAACTTGAGCCTTGACGCTATACACCCGCCCATTAACTGCGACGTCGACGCCGCCGGAAGGCGTTTGACGAACGTCAGGAAATGACCGCCGTCGGCGTCAAAGTCCGGATGTGTTGCGAAGAGCGTGAACGTTTTCGTGAAATCCGTGTCCCCCTGCTCGACGACCTTTTGAGTCATTGCGTAGATGAATTGATCGATGTCATTCAGATCGACCGGGCCGTTTATCGGAAACTTCGCGGACGAACCGACGACGCTGTGTGCCGTCGTTTGGTCAACGGGATTCTGTGACCCGTGTTGCGCGGGTAGCTCGTGAATCATCACGTCGGGGTCGACATCGAACGGATCGCACGTAATTTCCTCGAATGCTTCGCCCACCGCTATTGGCGTAATGAAGGTTGCCTGCTCCGCGTAGCCGACCCTTACCTGTCTGCTTTCGTATACCGTTCCCACGTCACTCAATGAAATTCTCCTCGCCTCGGTCGGCTTCGTTATCGACCGGATCGTCGTCGTCCGCGTCGTCGGTTTCGTCGTCAATTCGATCAGCGGTTTGGATACCGATCGGTTCGTTTTCAGCGGTTACGGTGTCGTCCGGGTCGTCGACTGTTACCGTGTCCTCAGCCAGGACGATTCTACTGGCGACTTTATCCTGCATACTTCGCGGACCGTCGTCTTTCTTTTTCGCCTTCTGCACAAGTCCGGCCTGAATCATCTTCAGGGCCACGTGCTCCTCCAGTTCCTCGGTGTAGCCAAGTTGAAGTTCGCGGATCACTATGGGCGCGAGGTGATATCTCCGCGCGATACGTTGCAACTTTTTCTGGTTCAGGCGGTCGGTTTTGACGACCTTAATCGTTTTGGTCATAAAATTCTACCTTATGTATGTTTACGTTTATTTGCGCTCCAGTCGTCCCACTGGACGAATGCTCGATATTGTAGGCGACGCCGGGTACGTCGAACACGCGGTATCCGCCGCCGAGATCAATGTTCTCCCTTATCTTCCGTATCACCGCGTCGGTCAGTGTCATGTTCAGCGCCGTATCGACCGGGCCGAGTCTGTAAGCGGTATGGACGCGCACCGACAGAACGACGTTTCTGTTATCGATAAGCTCCTGCGAGTTGATTGCGGCGTCGCCATCAAGCGGCGCGTCGGCTTCCGCTTCAACGCTAAGAGACGGCGTAACAAGTGCGGCCTTCTCGTGCGTAACGTATACGGTAGACGCTGTAAATTCGTCCATTGTTATAAGCAGCGCCACTATTTTCGCATGTGCCGTATTCGATGCGCTCATTAGAACGCCCCTTTCGTCGCTACGTACGTTACTGTCGCGGCGATTCTCGTTGAACTGTACTTGTCGGCGTCGATAAGCGCAACCTCCTCTTGCCCGATTATCCGTATTTGTAACGCGCCTATCGCGGCGGCGAGTGCGCCGCCGTATAGCAGGTCTTTCACGGCATCGAGCATTTTCTCGATATCGCGTCCCTTCTTCAGCAGGATGACATTGACGTCAAGCTCGTACCGCACATCCGTGGCGTCCTCGACGACTGCCTCTTCCGTTCCCGATATGAGACCCGCGTACGGCGAGTTTTTCCGCGCTTCGCCCGGCGTCAACAGTGCGCGCGTCGCCTTAGTGACGGCGGATAGTGACTGCAACTGCGCAACCAGCGCGTCGAGCACCGATGTCTTCTTATTCGCCAAGCTACCTCCAGAATATCTTCGTCATGTAATTTTGCATCAGCTTCCTGACAGCCATTTTCGTACTGATGACTGCTTTGGAGACGTAACGTTTTTTCGGTATTTTCGTCGCATGGTTCCGTCCGGTCCAGCCGCCAAATTCGTGGATCGCGGCGTAAACGCAATCACTGCCAGCCGACATAACCCATCCCTGGTTCGCGGCGGCTATCTGCCATGACCACGAGTCGTGGAGTCTTCCTGTACGTTTCATCAGCACGCGATTAGACAGGTTGCGCCGAATCGCCTTGGTAAGTTTGTCGCCTACTTTAGCAAGCTGTAGCGGTAAATCGCCGAGGTTACGTAGCGCATTCTCCAGCGCGGGGCACTTGAACCGCTTTGGCTCGGTTTTCATGTAAAAGGTAAGGCTCATGCCATGAATCCCCTTTGCGCGTCTTTGTCGTCTTTTCTTCGTTTTTTCTCCATTTCAAATAGGAGTTTTTTTAGCCGCTCGAAAAGCGCGACGTCAAATAGAAAAAGTTTGCGTTTCACGTCTCCAGCGATATGTCCGGTCGCCGACATCGTATCCAAGCGCCTTTGCGTAGTATGGCCAGTCGCGTCTACGGCGTCCGAACGTTTTTGCAGCGTATGGCCTGTCACGTCAATGCTGTCTTCTCGCGTTTCTGGTGATGGAGGCGGCGAAGGACTTGGCGATGGACTTGGCGAAGGCGCTGATTCGACGTGGCCTGTCGCGTCCATAATGTCCGACCGCCCCTGTAGAATGTGGCCTATCGCGTCTATGGCGTCCGAGCGTTCCTGCAACACGTGGCCTGTCGCGTCCATAATGTCCGACCGCCCCTGTAGAATGTGGCCTATCGCGTCTATGGCGTCCGAGCGTTCCTGCAACACGTGGCCTGTCGCGTCCATAATGTCCGACCGCCCCTGATGCACCGTCGTACTTATGAACGATGAGTCGTCATTAACGCGAATACCGAATATTCCAAGCCCGACTCCTGTGTGGGAATACTGAAAGTCGAGCCTTAATCTATTACTACGCATTCCCGCCGTCCAGTCCTTTCCAGCGATTTCCAATATAAATGGCGTCATGTCGTACCAAGGAGCGTCTTTCCATTCACTCCAGTCCGAATACTCAAGCGGCGTACCGTCATTTGATATCCGTGTTATACGAACACGAAGATGCAAACCGCTGGCCGCGTCGCCATACGGTTTTATGGTGACGATCCAGGGACCGGTCTCCCAATCATCGTTATACGGATCGTTCGCTTCCGTATAGAAATACGACGTTTCGGTCTCACCAGGATTGACAGTAGACATCAACTCCGTCATCCCGTCGGTGACGCGCAACAACTTCTTGTCGAAATCGTCGCCGGGTTCCTCTAAATCCGAATTTGAGTCGGTGAGTATGAGTTTCGGTTCCGTGAATAGCGGAGCTACATGACCTATCGCGTTTATTTCGGCGAAGTACGGACTATATGTCACCTTAACGTATATTTGTGTACATTTTATATTATTTCCCATTTTAGAGCCACCCCCTGATGACGACTCTACGCCGATCTGTAGAGTGCCGAGGTCCGTCCAGTGCCAATTGCCGCCGTTCGGCCTGGAGAGTTCTTGTGTATATTCCGCCCAGCTTCCGGTCAACGTCTCCGTGGAGCCGTGCGTCATAGCGCCGTTGAGGTATACCAATGGCGCTATTTTTCCGCTTCCCTCGTTTAACCTGCCCCAGAATACGACCTCAATTTTTTCGACGTGCTGCGTTCCGTGCGTCCAACTATCTAACGTAAATATGTCACATTCATTTGAACCGTTTGGTATCGTCACTCCGTCATCGTCAATACATGTTGTATTGCCGTCCTGTGTTATCTCGTCTACCTGTTCCCAGTGTGCAGCAAATAGCGGAAAGTCCCATCCGGTAGCCGCGCCGACTCCGTTTGGCCTCAATATCTGGATTGACACGAGACGTCACTCCCATTCCGGCGACGGATTTTCGTAATCATGCACGACATAATCTCGTTTTGAAGTCAATTTGATCCATTTCCATTCAACATCGCTGACGAACGACCCAGTCTTAACGGTTCCGCGCGTATACGCCGAGTTGGTATGCGAGAACCCAAATAGGTCACCGTCTTTCCAATAGTAGTCGTGTGTCACTAACCGTGCTCGCGGATATCCAGGGTGCCCCCTTTTGAAGAACAGTAGAACAACCTGGACGTCTTCGTCTGGCATGTCTTCCCACGTTCCCTGCCGCGCTGTTCTTATGATAGCGTCCTTATAGTATATTTTCCAATAGGCCACGCCGCGTACGGCGTTGACAAGCGCTTGGTCTTGCGCGTAATCGGTGACCCACTTCCAGGTGCCATCCGGTTTCACGGCCATAAACATTTTTACTCGCTGTCCGCCAACTATTTGCACGTCGACGCCGATTCCGGTAAACAGAAGAACCGGCGAAAGACCCGGCGACGGGTCAGGAGACGTATTCAGATCCGTCGACCACCGCTTGAACGCTACAAAATCTGCGTCTTCGTAATTCAGCCGCAGCGGCCAAGGCGCTATGATTCCGTTTACGGACATGAATCCGTTCACGAAATTTAGCTTGCAGCGCATCTGTCCGTCCTGCACCCACGTCAGTGTCAACAGGTGCGCGGGGTGGTTTATGATAACCTGACGTATGTAGTCCCTGCGTGTGATTATGGTGCCGTCGTCCATCACAGCGAGCCAAAACTCCGTCTCTTTCGTCTTGAACTGCATAATCTTTTACGATACGTCGTACAACAGGGTTATCGTCAGCGTGTTCAGCGCGCCGGGCGGTGTGGTCGCGCCGGTCTGCCTTTGCATTCTCATGTAGTCACTTTCACCATCCGCCCCAAGGACACCTGTTCCAGATCCGTTAAGACCAAGATTTTGGCTACCTGGCTCGGATACCGGAATATCGCTATCGCCGGAATCGCTTTCTGATGGCGTACTGTACGACACGGCGATACCGAGACACTTTAACGCTTCGGCGGTTTTGTAATTGCCTGCACTTTTGTATACTTTTGTATTCGCTATTTCCGTTATGCCTTCGGACGCCATGCCGGTGAACTCCGCCTTAAGGAACTTCTCGAAGCTGTTGTCGCCCGCCGTTATCTTATTGTTGGCGGGCGTGAGGTCCGCCTCGTCCGCGCTGCCGAAAGCAATATCAGTAATATCCGCTGATTTTGTCTCAAGCGCGCTATTATATTCGTTCCACGTAATTACCAGTGCCATCTTATTACCTCTTTACTACCACACCGTTTTGTACCGACGCGCCGTTTTTACGGCCATTTCCGGCAGTTTGTCTCTATAATGGAATTTTTGCTCTCCGTCACTTTGAATTAACACACCTTGACGGTCGGCTTCGTTGACGATATGCTTCGCGAGTTGGTAGCACGCAAGCTTGAGGTCATCAGGGTAATCGGTGTCGAAACCGTACTCGAACGTAACGCGAATATTCCGCCATCCCTTGCGAAATTTATGTCCGTTCGTGAAGTATACGCAATTCGAGCCAGGGATAAACGAATACGGATAAGACGTGGAGTCGTATTCCTCCCACGCCGATCCATTCCAGTATTCTATTTTCGACACGTCTAAAATTGGCGCGTCTTTCGTCCAGATACGGCATGTTTCCTTACCGTTCAGAATTTCCACGTTGTCTAACGGACTCGGTAGCGGAGATACTCCGTAAATCGCAAACGTTCGCCCTCCGGCTTCCTTCTCGATCACTCCTATCGCAAGGTCTATGGCCGCCTCTATCTGCTCCTCGTTTTCTGTCGGACTCGGCAGGCCGTCGTATATTTCATAATCGTCAATTGTGATAATTGCCATTTCGGTTCTCTTTCTATATGACGCGACGGGACGGAAGCTTTACTTTCGGCGCGCCGATTTCGGCTTCCGTGTTTCCGTCGGTCATCGCGTCATTAAGCGTCCAAGTCATTCGACTTCTGATAAAACACGAGAAGTTCCGCGCCTGCCATATCTACAGGTGACGGATCGGTAAGAGCCGAGTCGTCTATCGCAAGTGTAGCATCAGAATCTACAGTCGTATAGTACGCTATTTCGCCAAGCAGGTCGCCATCGGTTTCGTCGAACACGGCCACAACAAGCGGCACGTCCTCAGCGAGGATGTCAGCCAACGTTGCGTACGACGGATGCACGTCTCCCGAAGCGTCAATGTTCGAAAGGCCGAACTGTAGGTTCATCGCGGAAAAACCGCGCGGACCTGATAGGTCCATCCACACGACAAATATCCGCTGGCCGGAGGTATCATTTGTCGCGATCTTAATCTCATCGGCGTCCGTAATGGTTGTTTTGTCCGTCTGATCGGTCCATGCGCCGGTTGTGGTATGCACGGACACGCTACAAATCAGAACATCGGTCATTGATATGCCGGTGACCGCAATTGCCGTCGCGGCTGTAGTACCATCACCGTCACCAGCGAGCACCATCGGCGAAGCAACCTGTTGACCCGCGTCACGCGCCATCCACCATACGGCAATAACGTCATTAGCCGACGCGGGCACCGTGATTTTGCCGCCCGCAATAATCGCGGATGCGGCGGTTCGGTCGGTTTTATCGTTGGTTGTTTCGGCAAGTTCAATACAACCGATGATAACGTCGTTTTCCGTGATGGCGGTTCCGTCTTTGGCTGCGGTAGCAATACCAGCCGTAGCCGAATCAGCCGCGCCAGCAAGGATAGCGAATTTAATCAGGCCTGCTCTTGTGGCCCTTGTCATTCCACCCAATTCAGGCTCCTTTTATCATTTACAAACGGACGGCGCTTTCGACACCGTCCGCTGTTTGTTTGCAAGTTCAATAGCGGTCCGCTTAGGCGGTATGCTGCATGTTGTACATGTAGACAACCGGCACGATCGCGTCGGCGCAAATTTTACCGAAGTCCCAACGTGCGGTCGCGACAAACTGCTGCTGCTGAGTCAAGATATTCTTGTTGTACTCAAGTGTAACACCACGCCGCGCGGCAACACGGAAAGATGGCTTATGAGCACAGACCATAGCGGTATGCTTGGTATCCGTGGCGTTATGACGGATGCCGGTACTCTGAAGCTGCTCGTCGAACTGACCGGAGATGTAAATCTCAGAACCGTCGATGTTCGGTAGCACACCAGACAGCATATAGGCAAGAACACCAAGAGCGTCTTCTTTATACAGCGCCTGCTGTACCTGAGTACGGCCTTTGATACCAGTGATATAAATGCAGTCTGCCGGTTTGAGACCGGCGACTCCCATATCACCCTTTGCGTCGGTGAAGTTGACCAACTCAAGCGCGTTTACGCCGGTAGTTGCGGACGAAGTTTCAATGTCACGACCTTTGGCAGTCGCCAGCTTGCGCAAACCCTTGAAAGACGTCTCCACGTTGTACGTTTCGTACACGGTGGTATCGGTATTATCAAAGTGAGCGCCAACAGTGTCATCACCGTTGATGATTGCGGATTCGAGACCTTCAAGCAGAGCCGTCGCCAATTCGCCACGGATGAATGAAATCATGTCAAGAATAGTATCTTCGGTCAACTCTTCGGAAGCGACAAGCGCGCCGATGAACAAGTCGGGAGTGAAAGTCTTCGCTCCAGTGGCGATATTGGTCTTGCGCGCCTCTTCGGCGTTGTCGACCAGAGCCTCGCCGCCCTTGTAGACGACGGCTTTGCCGTTCTGGAACGGATAGTTCGCCGACCCGCCTTTGGGCATATTCCACAACGGGAACTTATTCGCCAACGCAGGCTGTGTACGCAAATACTCGCTGAATTCGGACGACATATCCGACGGCAGCCATTCGGCCCCGTAGCCGGTATTCCCGCCCGCCATAGCAAGGGCGACGTCGGCGTCGAATTCCCCGACAGCGGAAACCAGCTGCTTGAACAGCTTGTTCTTCTGGATATTGTAGACAGAGCGGTTGCGATAGCGCATCATCGCGTCGGAGATCAGCACGGCGTCATGCAGGTCGCGAAGGTTCTTCAGCTCGTACCCGGCCTCCATCTTGTCGTAGTCGACGGGCATCTGGAAAAGACAGTAAGCCTTCTGCGCAATATTGCCGAGCTTATTGCCGTCATCGTCGGTCAGCCAGACGAACTCCTTAATCAGGGAACGGTAGTCCTTGAAGGCGAGCTTGCTGTCGGTGACGGACTTGGCGGCCTTCGCGGCGACTAATTCCGTACGGACAGATTCGAGTTCGGTTGCCATAGCCTCAAGACGCTCGGCAAACTCGGTTTTCGTGATCGAATCAGTTGACAGCTTGGTCTGCGTTTCGCGAATTTCATTGTAAAGGTTCTGGAGGCCGCTGACCTCACCGGTCAGGCGCTCCTGCTCGCCGAGGAATTTTTCGGCGTCGAACTGGTTTTTGTTTTCGTTTGTGTCTGCCAACTTTTTGCTCCTTATAGCTAAGTCGGTTATTTTGTTTTCGTCTTTGTTTTCGTCAGTATTCCGTACTTCGTATACGGCGCGTGAGTCCGCGCCAATATTGACGAGGGACACTTCTTTTAGCCGTCCCATCGTAACTGTGACGACGTCCGTCTCCTTGTTGTAGACGTACTCGTCGATGGTGAACCCTATCGAGAACATTCCAAGAGTACCTTCGCGGATAGACCGTTTAAGTGTCTCGCTGTTTTCTTTCCAAATAAGGCACGTTCCGTACAAACCTTTTTCAGGCACTATTTTGAACTTTGTCGTTTTGCCGACAGGTTCACTGTACATGTCGTGGAATGCCATCACACGTCCGTTAAATAGTTTTAGACCTTCAGGATGCTTAAATGCATTTGCTTTGACGACAAGTCCATGCGACTCAATGAGGCTTTCCGTGACAAACCATCCCTCGATGATAATATCGCCGCTATCCGTTTCGGAAAGCTCGACGGTTTCGTCGCATACCAGCTTCACGAGTCCAGAATCGCCCTGCAAACGCTCTAACGCCTCCTTGGCCTCGATATTATTCATTTAGTCTCCTCATTTTGACAAAAGTTTATTATATATTTTTTGCTTATTAATTTTCGCTATGCGTAAATATCAGGTCACGCGCTATCGTTCGAATCCACTGTTGTGTTCGTAATGCGTGGCCACGCATTAATGTTGCTGCAAATTCATTCGCGCGTTGCACGGAAAATAAACCACGCACGCGCCGCTCCATTTGGCGGAAGTTAGTGCCGAATCTGTCGGCGTCGGCTATGATGCCGACCAGCGACTGATTCGTTTGCTTCGCCATCGCGTCGATGTCTATTATGGCGAGCCGCAGCAGGGAGTCTATTTCGTCCGCGTGTTGTCGGGAGTCAAATGTGAACGGCGACCCGGAAAATGCCTCCATGCCGTCCGCATCGGCCGTTTCCTTGAGTGTCGGTAGTAGTGCGTTTCGCACGCTGCGAGCAAAGTCGAATTCCGGGAGCGCTCTTTTTCCCTGCCCCTCCGGGTCGATGAGCGCGCGCATAAACGTCCCGTTGGCGGTCATTTTTCCAAGCAACGCGATTACGGCGGCGCGCTGCATTTTGAAGACCGTATATAGCGCGTTAGCCGCCTCTTTGCGCTTGCCTTCGTCCTCTTTGCCAGTGTCGTCGCTGTCTCCGTTGTCATTTGGGTCATCAGGGGCGGCGTCTTCTGATATATCAAGCTGTTCGCGCACGTACTTTGCGGACACGACACCACTTTTTTTCAACTTGATGAGTTTCTCAACCCGTTCACTGTCGTCGCCTCGAATCGCTGGCACAGAGTCGAGGTTAAATCTGATATAAACGTCCGGGCCGTATAGCGGCCAAATAAACTGTTTATTAATACTGTCCTCGATGACCTTTATAATTGGTTTGATCGTATTCAGCCAAAAGTCGAGGTCCTGGGCGAGTGCGTTAGCATAGTTCGAATACTCCAACACACCACCACGGAATGGCGGAAGGCCGTATACACCGAATGTCTTTTCCCGGTTCATCCTAAGCAGCTTATCGAACGCAAGATCCTTATGCCGCTGCTCCGGCCACTCAAACTTGCCCGCGTATTTGTTGATGAATAATTTGAACGCGCGCTCCGCGCTGCTAATGTCACCTGATATGGCGTCAAGTATCTGCTCGTGCTGGTCGTCGGAAAGATCGTGGTCAGGCGTAAACATAAGGTTAATTGTCGCACCGTTCTCGAAGAACCGCGAGTTGAACCTGTTGATAAAATGGTCCATCATAATTTCTTCGCGAATCGTTGTCACCCTGCCAATACCCCAGAACGGATCGTCCACCTGCATATCGCGGATGTGAATCACGTCGGAGCGCTTGTAGGTTTTCGCGTGAATTGTATGTTTGCCGAACTTGTAGTATTTTTTGTCTTTCGAGATATCGATGTTTCGCGGGTCGCGCGGCCATATCTCAATTTTTCCGTTTGGTCCGGTCTGCCGCTCGATTGACAATAATGCGTTGCCGTCGTTAAGGTACGACTTTACGATGTGGTCAACGACGTCACTCCACGAATGCTCCGGGTTCGGATTCTGTAGAACCTGGTTCGCCTCGTGGTCGTTGTCGCCCACCTCACGTCTTACGCCGCCCGATACCTCGGCTGTCATCACATCAACGGGAAGTCCCTTGATCGCGTCGGAAATAGCGCGCGTCGCGATATATATGTTGGCGTTGACCTTCGGCGCTTCAATGTCGTGTTCGGTCTTCGGGTGCCGCTGTATCCAGTCGCGCGTCCCGTACTTGCGGTAGACGTCGACATTCCGCAGCCTGTCCTTAAACTCATAGTAGCCTCCGCGTACAGCCTGCACGGCTCGCGCAAGTCTATAGATTATTCCGCGTTTCATCGCCAAGGGGAATCTCCCTTCGTAAAGAATATCTTCGCAATGCCACCTTGCGCAGTGACCTTATTGACATTGATTTCGTCAACAGGGCGCGCGAACTGCAATCCGTTTGTTGTCATAAATGTAGTCATTTCTTTTATACCATAACCGTATCGTCCGAAATGTTCCCGGTAGTATTCGATAAGCACGAGCAACCGATCGTTTGCCTTTATAGTATTTGCCATGCCGTTCATCGCGTTCAGCTCTGCGCCCTCTACGTCTACCTTTACGAAGTCGAGTGTCTTTGGTCCGTTGTCGGTAGTCGGAATATTGTCTATGGCGATACCGTTACAGGAAGGCGCAGCCGAAAGCTTTTCACCGTTTTTCAACTGAAGGTCGATTTGATTTGTTACGTAGTGCCTCGCTGGACCGCTGTCCGTATGCAACGCCAATTTTGCGTTTACGTTCCACGCTGCGGCGCATACTGGTACGACGCCGTTTATTCCACGGCTTCTAAGTAATTCCGCATTCTCACAAAGCGCCTTATAACTGACTGTGTTCGGTTCAAACGCATAAATCACTCCAACGCCATAATGGGTGTACTCGTTGGCGAGAAATACGGACCAAAGACCAACATGCGCGCCGAGATCGAGTGATACGTGCGCCAGTGTCCCCTTTCCAAACCGCCAGTGGAGGTATTCAGCGACGATGGCCCTTTCCTTACCTTCATAGTTGGGCAATTCACAAGGTCCGCAACCTTTATAACCGCAAGTCGATAGGCCTGTGTCTTTTAAACATGCCATTTTCGTTTTCTCTCCTTCGTGTTCTCTTCCGTTCCGATAACGGCATGCGTATCACCGCCAATTATTCGCGCCTTCGATTCGGGTTTCCGCACCTTCGCGCTGTTAGCGAACCACACTCTGTCGGACGCAACACTGTTCGTCATTCCGCTTACGAACCACGCGAGCCATCTATACGCCGCTGAATGGAAAAAGTGGTCACACCCTTTCGTCCATACCGGCCTTCCGCCCGCGTCGGTTACGCGACTCGGCACGGTCATCTGCCTTACGTACTCGCCGTTTGCCCTCGTGCGCCAGTCCGGCGGTATCCTCGTGTTGCCGTCCTTATATGACTTCACCATAAGGTCAAGTAGTTCCGTGCGGTTCGTCTCCAGTATCTGCTTTTCGTACTCCCTGTTGCATACCGGCGTCTTGATCTGATCTTTCGCCCGGTAATAGCACATCCAGCGGAAGCCCTTCTTTTTCACGAAGTCGCGCGTCTCCATGTAGCCGCCGCCCTGAGCATCGATGACGTGGCTCACTACGTTGAAGGTCTCCTCAAGCGTCTCAACCTCCGCCCACCTGTCGACTTCCGTATGGATTATATCGTAAAGGACGCTATTCAGCACTATAGATATCGTGCATGTAAATTTCTTCCCCTGATCCGTGCCCATTACCGTACGGTACGCCTCCGCGTCAAATACGGTCGGCAGCTTGGTCGCGGCCTTCCGCAATAGCGCCTCGTCCATTTTGAACTCGACATCCTCGTATTCGACGGCGAGGTAATTGTTATGAAAGTTCTGCATCGCCGTTGGGTTGTTCTCGGCCTTCACGAATTTTTTGAACAGCTTTATGATGTCCGCAGCGACGCCGCGCTTGTCGACGAACAGCCTCGATACGCGGTATCCGCTCGCAAGCCCTCGTCCGGGGTTCATTGCTATCCAACGACCCGGTCCCGTGCGATCCATAGGCGCGCCGCATTTCGCGCACGCCGCCATACCGGACGGGTGACGGAGCCGCCAGCCCGCGTCGCAGCGCTCAACGAAGTTAATGTACCAGTCAAGAACCTGCTCGTGACCACATTCCGAACAATCTACGTGCCATTCCTTCTGGTCGCTCTCCGCGTACTCGGCGAGAATACCGAAGCCCTCGCGTGTCGGGTTTCCATACTTCCACACGTGCGGACGTTTCGAGTTTTCTAAACGGTCGTATGCGTATAGAATGTTTTCCTGGTTCAGCAGATCGAACTCGTCGAAGAACAGAACGTCGCACGGAAACTCGAAGAAGTCAGCGAGCACGTTCGACCCGACGAACTTCCAGCCCGCGCCAAAGAACGACTTGTACACATTAGAGTCGAACTTCTTTTCGTCGAGGTTTTGCACAGCCTCCGTGTATAGCGGCGAGCGCGCCTTCATTTTATCGATACGGTCATATACAAACGTTTTGCGTGCCGTGCCCGACGGCATGACGTACATTCCGCGCAGCCCCTGCCTCGCGTATGTATACATCGCGCAGAGCGCATGCTCCGTGAGGTGTACCTGCGAGCTTTTCACGACAACCAGGTCGCGGCTGTCGTCTTTATATATGGCTGCAAGCCAAGGTTTATCAGAAAACGTCATCCGCGACCCGTTCGTCGTCCGGTGGTGAACGATGCCCATGAACAGACGAGGGTATTTGTCGGCCATCTCGGACATCCCCGCGCCTATCAACTTTTTCGCTTCTCTATTCGCACTTGGCATTGTTGGTTTCTTTTTTAGCATAGTAAAACCCGAAACGGCGTTAACCGCTCCGGGCCGGAGAGAACCGCACCACGATTCAGCGGTGATGAACCACCACGAACCGAAGCGAAGTAAATTCTTTCGCTATTCCGTTATTATCCGCACCTTACGCCGTCGCATACGAAGATTGTTTTCTTTTCCTGCATGTCAAGCCGCTGGATATCGTGTATTTTAAGCACGTCCTTATAGTAAACTTTAATACTCTTTCTATCAGGGTAGATCCTCAGGTGCGATCTGCTGTCGAAGTTCGGCACTGAGAAAACGACGTGGACGCCGGGCGGCACGAAATCCAGGATGCGGAGGTCATCGAGGTGCTCGAACGTTTCCACTGCCACGATGGTATCGAACGGTAGGTGGAGCCACGTATTAGGGTCGTAAGCATCGCCGCACCATACGTCGTATAGCGTGAATAGACTATGTTTCTTTAACGCTACGGCGCTAAAATCGAACCCCTTGTACCTATGGCCAGCTATCACCAGACGGCGTCCCAGCTCGCCGACGCCGCAGCCTACTTCGAGAATATCGGCCGGTTCAGGCAAAAACGCCAGTACAGCGTCGTATACGGGGTCGAAGCGCGCCGTATTGTAGATGCCGGTGCGGTAGGCGGTTTTATAGATGTCGTCGTAATACGCGGCTGTCTCCTCCTCGCGCTTTGTCGCGGTCACCTTTATTAATCCGTTATACTCCATGATAGGTTTTCTTCGTATCGCCCCACTTGGCAGAGGTGCGCTGAACGCCAGTTACGACAAGCGGCGTGAACCGACATCCGCATACCGGGCAGGGTGGTCTACAGTCGCGTTCGGCGACCGCGTTTATCTCCTCAAACTCGGTGCAATCGCATTCGCTGTTTTCGCACTTGTAAACGTAAGTCGGCATTGGTCCATTACCAGGGCAGGTCGCAGATTTGCCGCGCCTTCGTAATTACGTAGCCATACAGCCGTAAAGCGTACGGATAGCCAACGACACCAAGAGCGACACCGGCTGCAAACACTATAATGTAACTAATCATTTTGTTTCCTTTTCTTTTTCGTCTTCACATCTATTGGCTTGCTTGTTTGCTGCCGCTCTTTTCCGTCTTCCAAAACACGGCCTTAATCTTGGCCCTGACCTGAGCCGGAATTACGAACCTCATCGCGTAACGCACACCGCGAACGACCATAACGGCTTTACCCTTAGCGTTTATCCACCGACGAAGAACACCGCCGTGTACCGGCGAAACAAACTGCTCAGCGTAACATATCGAATCACTGTCCATTGGCCGCGAAAGTGATCGCCCGCCGAGCTTCGCAAAAACCGTGTCGTCCAGTCTGAGCGTAACGCCTCGAATATCGAACGGCACCGAATCACATGTAAATAGCATACCTGTTAGCGCGTAGCTACCGTCAACACATTCAACGTTCAAGATATGGGCGTAGTTACCTGTGATCCGCACGCCTACGCCCACGTTCGCATTCGCAACCAAAAAACCGGCGATAACCGCGAACGCAATCGCCAATAGCAACGCAATAAGTATTCTCCGTAAAGTTCTCATTCTCTCACCCCTATCAGGATTTTTCTCTTCTCGCACGAACCCCGGCAAAGTGCTTTGACAAATAGTAATCCGCTTTCCTTTGAAGCGTGCGCCGGGCCGTGCGATTAAGTTTCTTATCCTGCGACGCGCGCCATAGCCGGGCGTACTCATGATGCTCCGCGTTTGGACATACACCCTGAAACTCGTCGTCGGTACGACCCTCGTTGCGTATCTCAAACAACCTTCCGCATTCTGGGCAGCGCTCGGTCGGCGTCGTCAGCAGGTAGCGGGGAACCGTGACGAACTCGCCGTCCGTGCGCCGAATCAGCGTGCCGCCGGTCACTTCGTCTACCGCGAGGGCGGCGAACCGCCCATAGCCTTGTATCGAATCGACCGTCAACATCCAGTGTCGCAATCGCAATTATCTTTGTTTTTGGCGTCGCGTTTAGCCTTGTCGTTCCAAGCGCAGCGGCAACAATATGTCGGACGACGGCATACAACGCAAAGTCCGTTGTTCATGCAAGGTGGTCGGTCCGCCAACGGTTTTTTACTACTTACATTATCAATAGAAGGCAAAGGCGGAATAACGCTGGGAATACGCGACTTCTTATTTCGCACGACTTGTTTGTCCCATTTGTTCAGCAACTCCGCGCTAATCGTAACCGCCCATTCGTCTTTTGCTACGTTAAAGACACCCAGCGACTTTACGGACTTCGCAAAATCAGCAAGAAACGATTTGCGGACCCGCTTTTTTGCCACAAACTCCCAAATAGTACCCGCAATAAAACCTATTACAACGCCGACAGCGAGTATAGTCAACATCATGACATCCCCCCGTCTTTACTGTCTTCGCCACCGCCGTCGCTGTCCTGATCGTCTTCGTCGCTGTTTGCTTCATTCAACAACTGCGCCTCTTCGACAAACGTATTACGCGAGCAATCGCAGTCCGCACCGCAACAAGCGTCGTATGTTGTTTTGCCTGATACAGTTTCACCAAACGATCGCAGTGATCCGCAATCGCTTTTTTTAATTTCATCATCCAAGGTCGGGTACGACGGTTTAATATCAATAACCGCAACAATATCGCATTCGCGCATAAGCAGCAGCGACTCGCCATTTATAGTAATTTCGCCGCCCGTGAAACGTCCGTATAGTACGGTGTCGCCTACCTTCACAATCATGTACTGAAGCTCGTTGCGCGGGGCGACACGCTTGCCGGGTCCACAGGTAACAACCATTCCCCGGCCCTTACCCTGCGGGTTAGGTAAAATGATTCCGTTGCCGGTCTCCGTTTCCGGCGCGTCCGGGCGAACGGCGATTCTGTCTTCAAGCAGTCGCGTAGTTTCGTTTTTCATTAATCTCTCTCCGTTAAAAGTTAAGCAACCTTGGTTGTTCGTCACGCTCCCAGGCGTCCACAAGGTGCTTCGTGACCGCTTTGCGCAACTGCGGACCGTTTAACCGGGTCAGCTTTTTGGCGGTCGCGCTTATATTAAGCTTCTGCGTCCAGTCCGCGTAGTTAATAATGCTTTGCCATACTGAGCCGGGGTAGTTGTCTGCCATTTGTCTAATCGAGGGCGCGTTCACTTTTTCTCCTTGCGTGCTGTCTAATACTATAACCCAGTTTTTGGTCAAAGGTTTCCTTTTTTATTCACTGAATTACTATAAGCAGTAGTAGTTTGCCGCCTGACATCATTTTGTTTTTGAAATTACTACCCGTTGTAGTAATTAGCGTTACTGCTCATTTGTGCAATATAGGTCAAAATGCGTCATAGCCTATCAGCGCAAAGACGATTTCACTCATAGGTATATAGACCTACCAGTAGTACCCCTATTTCTTGGAGTTCTTGTAACTCTTGCAATGGGTTACGGAAGTTGAAATTTCAGTCAAATTGACGAAAAACCGAGTCCTTGTAACTCTTGTAACGACTTACGCGGATTTGAAATATATTAAAATAGCTAACTCGTTGCAGGAGTTGCAAGAACTAAGGTTTTCGTTATTACCGTCAGTACGGACCAGTAGCTAACTCGTTGCGGGAGTTGCAAGGACACGAGAACTGAGGGTACTATGCCGGTACTAAGGGGTGCACCGACGTGGGGCACTGCGCCGAAAACGGTGTATATGCAAACTTTTTCACACTCAGCGCCTTTGTTCCATTTCGTTTATGTCGCGGCGCACCCAGTCGCGAATTTTCCATATTTTCGCCCTGACCGTCGACGCCCCACGCCCAAGGCCGAGTATTTCGGCAATCTCTTTGCAGGGTATTTCGTCCGCTCGGAGGGCCATAACTTCGATGGCACGGCCTATCGGGCATCGCATTAGCGACCGTATAATGTCTTCGGCTTTCTCTTTCGTTAACCTGGCGTTTTCGGTATGCGTCCAGACATTGGTCGCGCTTTGAATTTCAGCGTTCTTTATCTCGGCTATCGTCGGCGAACCGCCCCTCGCCCGGCGCTGCTGGTGATGACGCCGCGACATAAGCAAGCACGCACCTCTTAACAGGTCAGCAGCGCGGGCCGGGTCGTTCGGCTTACCTATAACGTATGTTACGGCGTTTTGCAGAGCGTCTTCGCCGTTCTCGCCCCGCACGCCGAGCTTCCACAGGTAGCCGAGCAGGGCGGGTCGCCTCTTCGCGTACGCCCGACCGACGGCGTCTGCCCACGTATCGCTATCGCATAATAACGTCATTGCCCTCTTTTCCTTTCGTTTCTCTTTTCCGTCGCTCCGTCCTTGGCAAACTTTTGTTTATGCGCTTCAACCGCAAACACCTCGTTAGCGTCGTCGACTATATCAAGCGACCTGCCCGTAATGGCTGCCCTCGCGTCCCTTTCCGTCCAATATACGGATTCAACCGCGCGCCAGCGGCCTTTGCAGCCGGATTTAAGCCACACTTGCGGTACCGGCATCGCGCCGTTATACAACGGGCGAAAATTGAACTTGATGTTTCTAACGGTTCCGGCACGGATTTCGTTGCGCTCAATCATGAACGCCGTTTTATCCATTAGTTCGGCAAGTGCATTCTTTACTTCGCGGCTCGCCCGTACCACGCGTTTGTGCGGAGCGTCGTCGGGTACATCCGACGTAGATTTCATTGATTCAATTGTCTTTCGAACGCCGATGAAAGACAACTGATCCACCTTCGAATAAAGTCTTTTAACTTCCCGAATCTGTATCCTTAACGCGGCGGTCAAATACTTTATCGCTTTAGCGTCCTCTTTGCGTTTGAGCAGCAAGTACGCCAAAGCAGCGCCAAACGTGAAGATGGCGGCGGCATACAGAATGTCGACAACTATAGGTAAAATGTTTATTGGTTCCATTTTCGCCTTTCTTTTTTGTTATGGCTTTTAAGTCCGAAACGTTTTCTTGTTACGTTAGCCCTGTTTCTCGTTTTCTCCAGATATTCGTGCCTGTTTATTGCACGACCTATCACAACGATACCTGCAACAAAACAAACGATGCATGTAAGCGCGAACCACTGTATCCAAATAGTCATCAGATGCTATCCTTGTCTTCGTTGTCTTCGTTGTTTTCGTCATACAAATACGGATCAACATGCGTTTCGTCAATTGACGCCAGTCTGTCCCGTATTGCCGTCTGCACGGCTTCAAGCAGATTGTTTAGCTCCGCGAGCGACAGCGCAGACAGGTTAAGGTTATGCAGGCCGCCAAGTTCCTCTCGCCAAACGAGAAGCATCTCGCCAACCGTCTCGGCGGTTATTTCCACGGCTTTTGGATTCGCGATAAGTACCCGACCACCGGACGCGGACAGAGCGGCGCGGTCGGCATCAGCGGATACCTCTTTACGGACCTGTTCCATCAGCATACGAATCTGCGCGACATCGTCATGGATCGTCTGTACGGTAATGTACCCCTTGCTGCTTTCATGTACCGTATCTTCGCCGCCGCTCTTTTCGATACGTTCCATCACCGTGTCTATTAAATCCGATAACGCTTGCGCGCGGGCCTTCATTCCAGCCCAATGAACATCCTCAAGTGTGGCCGCCCAAATATCATGTGCTTCGACAAGCTCAGCCTTTGGTATGGCGGAGCACCGTTTGAGAAACGTATTGCAGCCGTGCGCCTCTGGATCGAGACCGGAAAACCCGTTTGTTGTCCCGAATGTCGGATCGGTTAGCTCCCTGTAAAGTTCCGTCGGTTTAGCCCAAGTCGCCAGCGCGTTGACGATGTAATGTCGCACTTTTGCAGGCCAACGCGGCGTCTGTATCCGTGCGTTCTTTTTTGGTCGTCCGCGTTTCCGTTTTTTGTCAATCATCTGCTTCCGTTTCTTCTGTAAACTGTTTCGGGTCTACACTTAACGGCGCACGCCATACTGTTTTCGTACCGAATGCACCCTCTGACTTTCCTATAGTTATACCGAGATTTTCCTGTGCAATCAGCCGTATCCGACGCCAAACAGCACTTTGCGCTTTGCCTCCGTAGACGTTCTTAATTCTTGTATTCATGTCGACGGACGCGATCTCGTCTATGCCGTCAAACTGCGAAAGCAGCCAGTCTTCCGTCTTTTTATCGTGTCTATTTTTACCGTTATCGTCATCGCTGTCCTTTAAGTCAATCTCCCGATAGCCGTCCGTCTCGTTCACATATTGCAGAATTTTATCATTCGACGGCCCTACAAACCTACCAAGGAACGAAAGTGCCCTTGTGTTTGGGCTACGCTTACCGCCGCCGGACGGACGAAGGTGCGCTATCACGTCAACAGCGGCCTCGATACCGACCGAACCCGCCGACGCGCCGGACTTGTTCTCGTGATGTATCCACACGACGGCAGCGTCCGCGGCAAGCGCCGCGCTACGCAGTCGCGCGGTCTCCGCCTGCCAAAGCGCGGTTTCGTGCGACTCAGGAACTTCATGGCTTTCCGAAAAAAGCGGAAAGAGCGTATGGATCGAGTCAAGCACAACTATATCCGGCGCGATTTCCACTATGATGTCATACAGCCCTTTCCACGTTTCCGGCATGATGCCCGGAATCTCGCCGTGCAAAATGCGAACGCGCGCAGCGTCGATATCCGATACGTTTGCCTCTTTGAACCTGCGGACAACGTCGCCAAGCGGTTCGTCGTTCGACACCCAAAGAACCGTTCCTCCGTTATCAAGAACAGCAAGCGACTCGTACGTGCACAGCGTGGACTTGCCGGACCTTTTTGCAGACCCGACAAGCAGCGTTATCCGCTGCCTCCAGCTCACCCACCTGCCGACTGTTTTTGGCCGCTCGGTGAGTTGCGGATCGGTCATCAGCTCGGCGAGGCTCGGCGGCGGTTTGCGGCCTTTCTTCTCGCCATCATCATCGTCGACGTCGTCCGTATCTCGGAGACCGTTTTTTTTGATATCTACGCGCGCTTTTTCCCTCGCCTTCTTTACGGCGTCGTCACTTTCGCCGAAGTCGTAACCCTCGCCCGCGTATGCGCTCCGCACAATCCGTTCCAAGTCATCAAGTGTAAGTGGTGGATTATTTAATCCATTCCATTCAGACAGAAGCCGTCCGGTCTCGCCGATGTCAATACCGCACTTGCGGCACTCGCTCGCCAGCACAATCGCACGGTTGTCCCGACCACCATCTCTGCTTTCTTTGACGCCCTTCGCGAGCAACAAGTTCAACGACTTGCGGTACAGCTCTCTACGGTACTTCGACAGACGTGAATCGAGTTCCGGCCAGGTACCTTCATTTTCGTCAACAGGGGGGGAAGTCTCCTCTGCGAACGTTTCGTCCGGCAGCACGAAATAGCCGCCGTTCGTGCCAACCCGAAAATACTCATCAAAATTTTCATGCGCCCAAGACTTCGTTCTCTTATTATCGTCAAGATAGTATTTCGCGCACGGAAACGCTGGTTGGGATATTGTTAGCATCTTTGAATCGCTATCGGGAAACCGCCCAATTAGCCATTTACGCACGATGGCGAATTTTGCTGGGTCGTCAATAGACGGAGACAACGGAAGCAGCACACGAAACCTCGGTTTATCCGCCGTATGTCGTGCGGTTGGTGCTATAACGTAAATATATTCGGCGAACTCTTTTTCCAGTCCGTCAACAGTTTTTCCCTCGTCGTAATCAAGTGCAATTGCAGCCATAGACTTTGCATTCGCACGGCTGCGAACACCATCCTTGAATTCCCATACTGTATAGCCACGAGTTTTCAATACAAGCGCAAGGGACTTGCATCCTTCATCTGTTGATAGATTAAATGTCGTTTCGACATCCATCATACCGCCTGGTTTTCGACGATAGCCAGCTTCTTCTTTTGACTGAACAGATTCACGGGCGACAAATAATGTTAATTTCATTGATTTCATTATTCTTTTTCAATGATTTTGAAATGTTGCGTCATTTGTTTTGCTGCCCGCATTGCGACATTATTTTTCCCGGCACTCTCTTCAAAGCGGCATTAGGTATAGGCGTCCACGCAAAGTTGTCCTTTGGCGTGTTCTTTTCGGCGGACAGCTCCGCTATGGAGGCCATAATTTCAGCGTATTCTGCGGCGGTCAACTTGAAGCCGAAACCAAGGCATTTTTGACATACGACTATTCTGTATCTTTTATTTGTCAATGTCGTCTCCGTTTAATACGCCGCAACCCCGGCCACAATTTTACAAACGTGTAGTAAAGCAAAAGCGCCAGCCAAACCGCGTTTGCCACAACAACGGCTACGCCGCCAATAAATGACAACCACTGTCCGAGATGCGGATAGTAAAACAGGTTCCAGCCGCCCCACGCGGTAAAGAACGCTACCGCAATCCAACTGACACCCTTAACCTGCCTGTCGATAAGCAATCGACGCACGTTCAGCATAACAAACAACGCGCCGCACGCCTCAAGTATTCCATTGATCGTATCAGGCCACGTCATTTCGTTTGACTCTCCATCCGTATTCCGAATCCGAGTAGAAGCGCGACAAGTGTATCCTTAATAGTATTGTCTGGTTCGGAAAGGAACCGCGTCCCAGCGACAGCTTGTACATAGTTCCTTATTACCGATTCAGTTTCATCAATGAGATCCGCCGCCGCGCGCCTGACGAGATGCTCGTCCGCGGCGGCGATACATAAATCCCTCACGTCAGCACGCGGAATGGTAGCCTTTCGCAGTTTTTGCGCGGATTTAACAATCTCCGGATCAAGCGTCAATTCGACAAATCTGTCATAAAATAGGTCGGCGGCTTCGTTATAGTCAAGTTTACGGAACGTAAATTCGTCTATAGCACCGTCATACGACATCGCCATGTTGAACTTCAGGTCATCTGATGGATTTGCAGACATCAAATGCTTATATTCCGTGACATTCATTATCTGATCTGCCTTTGTAACATAAGGACTTCTTTTAATTGGCAGACCGAATGCCTCGGCGACAACCGGCTCCCATATCCGTTCCAGCGCTTTATAGGAATTGAGCAACGATTTTAACGGACGCGATACGTCGCCAAGGTACGCTTCCGCCGCGTCGTGCATAAGCGCTTCAAACTGCAACATCCTCTTCTGCTTGTCTGTCATAGCGGCCAACTCCTCCGGGGGGACCAGAGAAAGCACCAGGTTCGCGCACTCGACGGAATGCTCGGCAACACTGTAAAAACCGTTCGTATAGCCGGTAAACCGGCACTGTGCACCCAGCGACTGCGCAATATCCCTTATGTCGATGATACCAACATGCGGCCTTAAAAGGTTAACGGATATCCCACTTCCCGTCGCAATAATCGGTTCGGTTGTTTGTTTCATGTTTCTCTCCTTAATATTTACGGTATCCAACCATGTTTTTTGTCGTATTTTTCCGCACCGCCACGTTTAAACGGAGCGTCCGCAGGGCGGTTATCAAACTCCGGTTTGATGTCTACGAAGTCGAGGAGGAAAAGCAGGCAGCAAATAGCGTGCGCGAGGTGGTGCAGTCCCGATTCCGGATCGTATTCTTCGCCACCGTACCAGGCCCAAATATGACGTAACGCCGCGCCAACGTATCGAGACCATTTAAGGCCACACCGGTACGAATTTGCCTCATACTTTTTTGCACCGTACGTGAGGACAGCGACGACCTGCCGTAGTGGGCCGGGCATTAGTAACTCGAACATCAGCTTTCCGTCGTCGTACTTCGGTGCCTCAAATTTAGATGTTGCCGTTTCCCCCGCCACTGTTGACGACATAACCCGTTTTAGTGGCGGTTGCCGTAAACTATTTTTAGGTTTGTCAAACAATGCTATAAGTTGCGCAACCGGACCGAGTTTGATTTTTCCAGGTTTGATTTTTTCAATTTTCTTTTTCTTCAACGGATTCAACTCCTTTTTCTACGGACGTGCAGCTGCTCCACGAGTCGCCCGCCTCGATATCGACCGCAAAGGGGACAAACCCTTCGACATCAATTTCCATAGCGTCGCGTATCATCGGCACAAGTCTGTCGCGATACTTTTTCGGTGTATGAAATAACAGTTCGTCGTGGACCGTTAATAGCATTTCGACCGGGAACTTCGCAGGGACAATGATTCTATCATAACATCGTTTTATTGCGATCTTCATAATATCGGCGGCGGTGCCCTGCACTTCCTGGCTGATGGCGCGGCGTTCCCATTTCGCGCGCTCACCGGGAACGTCCGACCAGATTCCAGTCATCCCGCCGTCGTTTTCGTTGCCAGTCAACGGACGAATGCGACCAAAGTAAGTCTTCGCCCATCCACGCTGAAACGCAAGGCGCTTCCTACGACCAAGCCACGCAGTAAGTGCGGGCACAGTTTCGAACCATTTATCGATAAATTTCTGCGCTTTGCTTTCACTAATGTTGTATAGAAGAGCAAACGCATACGCGGTTTGTCCAAAAAGTGCTCCAAAATTTTGGCCTTTCGCTTTTTTATACTCTTCTTCAGTATAGTCCGCGCCGAACATTTTGATAGCGGTCGCAACGTGCGGCGATTCACCTTTCGCAAATGCATCAATCCATACTTTTTCTTTCGCAAAACTCGCCGGTATTCTAAGTTCAATCTGCGAATAATCTGCATCGACAAATGTCCAATCCTCATCCGATATAAACGTTGCACGGATATTAACTGGTACGTAGTCACCAGCGCACTTTGGAATGTTTTGTAAATTCGGTCCCGAACATGAAAATCTACCTGTTGCCGGACCGACTGACCAAAACGACGCGCGTAGTTTTCCGTCGTCATCCATTGCCTTTGGTATCTTCGATGTGAAACTGGATCGCAGCGTGCCAAGGCTTGATCCGTTCAATAACATTTCAACTACTGAATGCTTATTTTTCAATGAATTGATAAACTTCTTTCCAGTAGCGCCGTAACCTGACGCCGTGTACGCTACCGGCTCCAATAACCGCCCGTCGACATCAATAAGTGCTGTTTTCTTATCGTGCGAAAGCGTTTTTTTGTTCCAGTTACCGAAAAGCAAAACGGATTTCTGCATCCAGCTTTTGAGGTTAATTTCCGTCGGTTTGCCGTACCGCTCCTCGGACGCTATCTCATTCACCCGTCCGTTGATGACTTCGTACGCCTGCCCAAGCACCTTGTCCTGATCGGCAAGCAAGTCCAAGTTTATCCGTACGCCCGCCTGCTCCATATGGATGACTGGACGCACGACCTCATGCTCAAGGTTCCATGTTCCGCGCTGTTTTTCTTTCGTCTCAGCCAGTTCGGGAAGAAGCCATAATCTCCAGGTGAAATCAGCGTCCTGACAGCCGTAAATACGTTGCATCTTATTGTTAAGTTTGAGGAAGTCGCCGGGCATAAACTTTGACTTCGGGACACCGATTATCTTGCTCATCGACAGCGTCGACCCGACGCCGGTGAGGTGCTTTTCGGCGAAACCTTTTAACCCTCCCGTCATTTTGTTATTCGGCCACGTAAGGTGGACGCCGATGAACACATCCTGGAAATCGTGGACTTCAACTCCGTGGTTCTCCAAAATGGGGATATCGTATTTCGCGTTTGCCATGACGAGCGTACTTTTCTTTGCCTTTACGGCGAGCGCCCTTAAACATGCCTTTGAGGGCATTGGAACCCAATAGGCCTGTGCGGGTTCGCAGCATACCGAAAAGCCGTACAGCTCCGTCTTGCCGGGCCGTATATCGAGACCGCTTGTTTCCGTATCTACCGCAAACTCGTTACCAAATCCGTTAAGTACCTTCCGTAATTCGGTAGCCGTTTTAATTTCAACGTACCGGCAACCTTTATCCATTGCTTCGGCGTATTGAACCTGAAGCCCGGCTTCTTTCTCCAGCTTCAGTTGCGTCTTGGTTGGCGGCTTGATCTTTTTTTCTTTTTTCCTTTTAATTTCAGGCACTGTACGCCTCCAATGCGGCTTCCGCAGCCTCGACATCGCGCTCGTATAGATGCAGATTAAGCGCGATATTCGTGAACCGTCCGCAGGGTCGGCTAAGCTCGTCGGCCATCGCCATCTGGAGTCCGTGCATCGTGAACACGTCGTTGCGAAGACCTGTATTTACATCCTGCGAGCGGAATACAACTGTCGCACATAAACCGCCATTCCTTATCGTAAACTGAAGGCAGATACAGCACGGAAAATCTTTCGTCGGAACCGCCTTGTGCTTGACCTGATTTACGTTCAACACGACCTGCCTGCTGTCCGAGTCTTTTCGTAGCTTGTCAACCGCCCATATCCATTGGTTTATATCTGTAACGTAGTAGCCCGTGTCGCCCTCGTGCTTCGACGGCACCGTCATATCGAATCGCTGACTGAATAAATACTGTCCGTACGCACTATTGACACGTATACCGTCGTCGGAAAATTGCTCCCAAAGCTTTGTAAAACTTTTTCTCGTCACCGGATGTACAAGGTCGGCAATTCTGTCAGATCCGCTCAAGTACCAAGCAAGTTCGGCCTCAGCGTACGGCACCCTCGTGTGAAACGGCTTTAACGTTGACACAAAATGCTTGTCCTGATAACCGTTTATATAATCAAGCGTAAGAATGTAATTGTTTACCTCACGCACGGCCAAACTACGCGGCGCGGACTTCTGCCCAGCCAATGTCGCCCTAATGGCATCATAATACTCTTTATTGAAATCTGTAAATAGCGACATCGACTCTCTCCTGTATCTTTTCAGTTTCCCAGTTAAGCAAACCCCCGTTCCATTTCTGTTCGAATCTGCAATCCTCAAACTTATTTAACGGTACGGAACTACGCCCGGCGTTTTTTGCGACTTTCGCAGCGGCCCGCCACCTGTCAACGGGAACAGCATACGCGCACTTGTTGCGCGGACCTTTGTAATGCACGATAATGAGAAATCCCACACCGCCCGCGCGCTCAATATCTTCCAGTTCGTCAAGCTGACTTTCACGAACTCCACGTAACGGCTGAGAAATACCGTGTTTTACAATTTTGAATTCAAACCCGACCGCTATTCCGTCCCAACAGGCAATAACGTCAACAGCGCGTGTCCCCGTATCAAGTCCATACCGGGGATCTGCGATCTTATGACACCAAAGCTCCGACTTGACACGTCGCCAGCTTTTCGTTATTTGGTTTGTTATCTCGGTTTCTCTCACGGTTTTCTCCGGCTACAAATTAAACGATTCCGACGCCCTGATAAGTGCTATTATATTCGACACGTAACATAGACTTATTCCGTATTCGCCTGACTTTGACGGCTGGCAGATGCCAAGTTCTATCGCAATAGCGCGCTGCAACGTTTGTAATCGTGCGACCTCAACGACAAGTTCATTTTTGTTTTTTGCGTGAAGTGAAATTTCAGTCGATACCCTAAATTCGCAGAATATGGGCTGGGGTGGCGTTTTCGGCCCTTTGTGGCTTTTCGGTCCGTCGATTCTCTTTGCAACTTTTTTTGCGGACTTGCGACTTTCGCCGGGATCATACCAGTCTTGTTCGTTTTTTGATTCTGGTTTCAAATCTTAACCCTCATTACTTTGACTTTTTTCTGGACGTACGACAGCGCCTCTACGGTATTCCGTATTGTGTAGAAACCCGTACGCCACGCGATTACGATAGGCTTACCGTACCGGGTGCGGTCCGACGCTGCCCATGCGTCAAAATGGTCTTTGAATTTTTTCGTCGTTTCGTCTTCAGTGGGGGCATTGACCATAACCGCATTCAACTGCGCAACCATCATCCTCTTAAACGAGGTAAGGTCCATAAAATCCCCAAGCGAAAATCTGTATTTTGTTTTTTGTTTCTTACTCATTGTTTTGTGTCCACATTCCGTAGCCTGCATGGTTCGGACTGATTATCCTCGGCAACGTGCCGGATTCCTGTATGGCCCGCATAACCTGCCAATACTCTATGACGCGCTGCTCCAGCGTATGGTAGCGTAGCACATTCTGCTGTCCGCACGCCGCCATCTCCTCGCGAATATCATCATGCTCTAAGTAGAAATCTATTTTACGCACCAGGTCGTCAAACGTGTCATCGTGCGTAACACAATGCGTGCCCTTCTCCCACATATAGTCGAAATTCTGCACCTTGTGGTTGATAAACGCCACGCCGGAACCCATCGCGTTATACGTACGATTACTGACGACAAACGGACCGGGATTCAGAAATAGGCTGCGCTGTATATTGAACGCCACTTTGCTTTGAGCATAGGCCTCGGCCATATTCCATTCACGAATCTCGCCGGGTCGCCCTATTTTGTCGAGGACGAATTTGCATTTGTACCGACGGCTAAGTTCATTAAGCCATTTTCTTCTAATCTTATCGGTCGATCCTATGAAGCACAAGTCGTAGATTTCCTTCGACAAATCAAGCCGCGTCGGCAGCGCGCCGTCTTTCATGCAGGAACGGTGATCGAAGTATTGAGGCATCCACAGCACGGTCGGCGCGAGGTCGCAGTACCGGCGAGCCGTCTCAAGTATGGAGAACACGAGCACGTCGGCCCGGTTCGCAAGCTGACGACGCCACATCCTGTCGCGCGTCCGCTCCGTCATGTCGGGATACCAGAACAGAAGCTTCGCACCGCTTTTTCGTATTTGGCGGTAGTAGCGCCGGAAGTCCGGACGTAGCGCAAAGCAGAACACCCAATCGGGCTTATACGACTCAAGCACGGGTAGCATCTCCTCTGGATGCGCGCGCGACCCGGTCAACATAACGTCGAATCCCTGACGTTTCGCTTCCTTGTACAAATACGGACCGGCGAACCGCTTCTGAAATCCGCACGCCCAAACGAGAACCTTCATACGGATACTCCATGACATTTTTTGTACTTAAGACCGGAATCGCACGGACACGAATCGTTCCTGCCAATCTTATAATAGGGACGCCGATAGGTTCCACGTACGGATGAATCCCAGAACGTCATACACTTACGCCCGTATTTGTCCCTCTTGTCCGGTTTCCGCTTTTTGGGTTGCGCGGTTACGCTTTCACGCTTACGCAGAAAACTAAATAGCCACGCAATTATTTTCGCAAAAATCTTCATCATAGACTGTCCTTTAGCATGCGTTTCGCCTCGTTGACTATGACCGACGAATCCGGCAACCACATTTTCTTTTGTCTCCAGTGCGCATCGCCTGGACTTTGCATTGTCTTGACGCGCGTATTAAACGGATTCCAATGACTTTGAACCCGTAGACTGTGGTCGCGGCACGTTTGCCAACACAACTGTGGAAGCCCGCACAGTGTCGCCAGGTGTGCTGGTCCCGACTGCGGACTAATGATGAGTTTCGACGACGCCATTAAATCCGTTAATGCGGTAAGGTTAATATCTCGGCAATCCGTGCCCCCTACGTGCAAAGACGACTCAGATTTTCCAATACATACGACGCTGTATCCGGCGCGCATAAGCGATTCTGAAACTATCTTTGCATGCTTTTTCGGCCAATTCCTAAATCCGGTGCTGCATTTGTCGGTATCGCGAACATGGAGCAAAACATCCGGTACAAGGCAACCGTCGACCTTTTTGCCCAACCGAATAAGCGACTGCCGCGTAGACCAATACTGTGAATCCCACCACCGCTGCGGATACGCATCCGGTTTTATCCATTCCGCGTTTGGCGCAAAATCCTCAATGTAAAAGCGAAAATTCGTGATTTTCTGTCTATCGACAGATCGGTCGTAACACATATCAGTTTGGTTGTCGCCTTCGCCGAAATGTAATATGTCGTCGGCAAAGTCCGTATATAGTGCATCGTGTCCAGCCCGACACGCGACGACGACTCGGTCGTACTTCGGCGCAATTTTCCTGAGAAACCCCTGCCAACAAAACAGTTCCCAACCGAGCTCGCCTATGAATGGTCCGGCAAAAAGTGTCTTCATCATTTTCCTTATTTAGAGCAGGCCGGGTTTTATGCCCGGCCTGATTCAGCGGCCTACCGATCCGTGTAACAGCTACGCCGATTCGTCAGTCACTTTTCTTGCCGGACGTGGCATCCTTCAGCTCTTTTGTAGTCATCACCTTGCCGACTTTGTCCTTAAATGACTCGCGGAACTTGTAGCTCTCCCAGTCGCTTTCGACTTTTTCCGAAAGATCGTCGTCCAAAGCGAAGGCTTCCGGCGCGACAGAAATGTCGTCGAAGAACGTGAATTCGCCCTTTTTAACGCCAGTCAACAGCAGGTCGTGCTCGAAGATTTTCTCTCCCCACTGCTTGAACTGCTTAAACAGCCGCTCGTATATGGGTTTCGACATCGCCCAAAGCACGAATTTGTATTCGATGTCCTCAATTTCCATTTTCTTGCCAAGCGTGCCGTCGCTCTTTACATCATACACAGCAACCGGCACAATATAGCGTGGATCGGGCGGCTTGCCGGTAAGCTCCTGGTCAAATCCCGGTTTCACTTCGCGATAACGTCCGTCGACAATTTCGTACTCCGTCAGAGTTTGCACTGAACCAACTTTGTTCTGGTCGATATAGGAGCAGTATTCGCGATGTGGCGGACACATAAGCATAACGCGCGTCACCTTGCCCGGCTCGGCCTTCAGCCAATCGAGGCTATTCTGTCCCGCCTCTGCCGGATCGTACCAATCGGCGTTGACCTTTTTCTTCTTGCTTTTTTTCGACATTTCACCATCCTTTTTTCCGGTTATAGTTTTTTCTTCAGTTCATGTAAATTCGCGAAAACGCCGCGACAACGGGGCTTCTGTGTCTTTCCAGTGTCCGCCCCGGAATAGCGCGGCGTTTGCAAACGGTTAGAAGTCATCGTCATTGTTCAACCTGAACAGCGTCCACAGTTCGTCAGCCGGGACCGAGAACGGCCAGTCGGGGTTAGTGTCCTGTACGACGTACACAGTACCGTTCCGCAGGATATCGTCGTGCCGATACCCCCTGACGACTGTATACGGGTCGCCGTACCTTTTACAGACCAGCTTCGTCCCCTTTGGCAGGTCGCGGTCAAGCGTAAACGTGCTCACAGCAACCCCCCCGCAGCGAGCTTGCGTCGCATAGCAAGAACCTCCAGTTCGCGGTCGGCGAACGTTTTTGTTTGCGCAGCCGCCTCGGATTGTGTCACGGCGACCTCGCTTCGCTTGCCGCGCGCAATAGCGCGTTGACATGTCTTGCAGTACGATTGCCGCCCGTCAAACTTAGCCCGGTCCGCCCAAAATTCGCAAAGCGGCTTTACTTTCAGACAATATGGGCATTTCTTCATCGGACCTCCACAAGGTCGCGCTTCGAGATTTTCGTATACAGCGACTTAATCTCCAGGACTTCGTGTTCGGTCGCGACCGCGTACGCTATCGTCTTCCAGTCCGCGACCGAAACCGGCGTCCGCTTGACGTGGATAACGTCGAAGCCGACGCGAACTTCGCAGTCCGCGCCGATCTCCTCGATAACACGGTCAATCTTCGGACGGAGCCTGGCCTCAATATCCCTCAGCTCGGCCTTCAGTGCGGCCTTCAGCTTCAGCAATCTAACGTCTTCCCGATTGAGTATTGACACGGCTTTTTCCTTACCCCCCTATTGCGTAGTTTTCTTAGTGGCCTTTTTGACGGCTTTTTTCGCGGTCTTTTTCACGGCTTTAATCTTTTTGATCTCCGAAGCCTTCGGTGCCAGAGCGGCGGGGTCGTTATTGTTGCGCAACTTCGCGGTTTTTTTTGGTTTGGCCGATCTGGTCCGCTTTGTCTCAACAGCCTTCGATATGGCCTTAGCAGACTTTTCGGGTATATTCGGCCCGGCTTCACGTCGCTTCTTCTGATAGGCACACTCACACACCTTGCAGTGGCTAAGCTTACCATCCGGTGACTTCGTTTTTTTGTGAAAATCAGTCAGCGGTAAAATTTTTTTGCAACGCGCGCACCGCTTCTCGCCTTTCGGCGCGTGCTTCACTGTCGACGTTCGTTTGGCGATCTGCTTAGCCGCCTTTTCGCTGAGCGTCTTCAGGTGTTCCGTTGGCTTCGAACTTGTAACAGTCTTCCTCGACGTGGCTTTCTTCGACTTTGCAACTCCAGTCGAGTCATCGAATTTGTCGTCCGTTTTTGTCAATTTCATGTCCTTCTCCTTATTGAAGGTTTCGGTTATTGGTTCTCTTTTGTCAGCGAGCAGATCGCCAAATTTTTTCAGCATCTTATTGAAATCGCGTCTTACGATTTTACGTCCCTTATCGGCAAGATATCCAGCGATACCTTCGGCCGCTTCGCGCCTTGTGTGGTAAATCGGCGACATGCCGCACCCGGTATGAAGATCCGACACGTTCCACGCCTCGTTGTCGTACTGCATCGAACCGTCAACAATAGAAAGTAGCTTTCGGTGCACAAACGGCACGAGGAAACCGAATCCCTTCATCGGCGGCAGATGGTAGCCTTCTACCTCGAAAATCCCCGCCCTTATTCGCAGCTTCGCCGTTGACATTTTTACCTTATTTCTTCTCCATATTTTTCAATTTAGCCTTTGCCTCATCAACCTCAAACTTGGATTCTAAGATAGTGACTTTTTCGGCCTTTATGTCCCGTATCGCGGCGATCTGGCCATCCTTACACTGTTTACAGATACCATGCGACTCGCCGGTTTTCCGGGTCTTCTCGAACTCGTCGTCCTTAAGGGCGATAAGGATGAACTCGGACCCGTCGTACCCGCGTACGACATACGACCGGCACCACGCGCAGAGATGAACGGCGTCCAGCTTACAGCATGACGCTATAAAAGTCTCGCGCCGAGTCTTTTCGACGCCGACGGTTTCGCAGCTAAGAGCTATTTCGTAAAGGTCAACACCAAATTTTTTGCAGACCGCAAACGCCTGACCCATCATCCAGTCGTATTCATCAGCAATGATGTCGTCTATGGCCTGTTCATCGTCGTCACTATTGATTTTCGTATAGTCGGCGAACAACATATCGGGGTTAAAGCAAACGCCAATCCATTCTCGGCAATGAACCAAAAACTGTTTGACATCCTTAAGATTTTCAATTTTCACAGGCAGCTTTGGAATATCGCGAACCACGTCAGTCTCAACATTATGCTCAGCAAGTTCGTACTCAAGCTCCTCGGCCTTAATAGCCGCCCATTGAACATCAGTTACGCAATATAATGTAGCGGTTTTGCCATCACGATATACAACCTCAACAGTATAAAGGTCATTAGCTTTCCAACTTACGATTTGAGCAACCTTTTTACGATCTGTCTGGTTTTCCATTACAATCTCCTTGTTAAGGGTCACTTATATAGTAAGCGAATCCCGTGCCAAGATCCAGAAAAAACCGTAACACGTTGAAACACAATACAATAGCGTAATCGACGAAAGGTCAACCGCAGAAAAAATGCAAAAAAGTGTGGGTTTTTAGCCATATTATGTAGATCGCTACCTATACTTCCTCACGTAGCCATTCAAGACGAGAAAAATCTTGTATAATCATGTTATCGTTGTCATAAATAACGCGAGATATTTTCGCATCAAAGGGACACGCAGCCCGTGTAAGCGCCGCCGCGACGGCCCGGATAAGATCCTCTGACGTGTTTACTGGAACGTTCTGCGTAACGTGCGCGGGTTTCGCACCTTTGTCGTAACTGAGTTTGAAATCGTCCGGCAGACCCATAAAATCCATACACTCCCGCACGGACATAAATCTCGACTTGGTCGGATGCTTCCACCACCTCATCCCGTGGATCATCAGGGTTGGCGTGAGATCGCGCACAAGCACCGGAGTCTCCCGGCGAAAACCAAGACCCTGGTCCGTCTTTGCCTTGACCTTAATTACGATGTCGTTCCACTGTTTCGCGTTCGCCCGGTACTCGTCACCGCCCCTGACACGCGGACGGACCGACTCGGCGGCAAGCCACGCAATCAGCTCCGAAAGTAAACCCTGCTTGACGGCTAACGAAATAACGTAACTTTTGGCGTTTGGCTCTCCCCCAATACTAACATTTTTCGAATCTATCCAGCCCTTGCGACGCGCATAACGAATCAAGGAGTCATTGGCGTAATTACTATTAAGAAACTCCTCGTCGTGCGGTCGCGTACCGAATACTTTACCGCATCTTTCGAGAAACTCCGAAACTGCCAACGGCCTTCCCCTTGTCTCCAGGGCGATAATCCTGGGCGTACCCTTCCACAAAAGGCCGTACGTACGCCTTCGCTTCTGCGGTATCCCGTGGTTCGCCGTATTGACCTTTACCATAGTGAGTGAGTAGCCCAGGCTTTTTGCAAGCTCGGCAACACGCTTCGCCATCGGACGCCCCTTGTCCGTCGCCAGCAGGGGCGCGTTTTCAAATACGTGTACACCCGGACTGAAAGCCGTTATGGCGTAGCGAATTGTCCGCGTAATCCAGTCGTTCGTTGGACAGTCGCAGCCTTTCGTTGGTGAATTATTCCCCATCGACAGACCGCCACACGGCGGAACGGAATGCGTGATATCTATACGAGAGAATTTATCCGTGTTCGTTACGAAATACGGAACCTTTGGCCAGTAGCTCCTGAGACTTGACGAGTGCGCGCCGCCGAATACATTTCCGGCCCCGTCAAGCATATCAACAATGACCTCCGGCAGTCGGCCGATTGCGCGCGCCGCGCCAATGGCGAGTCCACCCGTGAGCGGCATGATGGCTGCATGCGTTAAATTTGTTTTCCGTCTCAGCATAATTTTCTCCTTCGTAAAATTGTTCTGACTATTTTTGGTATTTGAACGGACATATCGTTTTCCGCAAAGTAATTCGACATTGCTTTTTGGTATGCGATCACAGTAGAGACCCTCGAAACCGTTCTCCGTATCCTATCGATATCGCCTAAGCCGGTTATTAATAGGGACTTGAACTCGTCCGGAACAAGATATTCGAGTCGGTTATCAATCAGAGGAAGCACGCCGGATGACACAGTTTGAACGAGCTTGTTGCAAGTAGCTCGGCAATTAACCACCTTCTTATTCATTGTGCAAAGCTGCCCCCAGCGGTTCGGCAACATATCCAGCAGAGTTTTTTGCGGTACTTGTCCGTGAAAATGGACGTCCGGTAACCCGGCCTTTTGCTTATTCGTCCATCTGCCGTACACGTCTATATCCCCGAACCGTGACAGGAACTCGGTCTTCTCCCCTTTCCTGGAGTTCCCAAAATACACCGCACGCTTACCCGGTAACGGTCTCCTTATCGGAACGGAGGCGCCACTCCAGTAAACCGCGTCAATGTCAGCGTAGAAAAAATTGTCCACAGGAAGGGGGATATTGCGGCATCCGTTCCATTCGGTCGCGAGTCTGTCGGCGTCTCTCCCGAAGTGGAGAACAAACACCCTGTTCGGGTCCAGCCTTTCTATCCCCCACTTTCTGTAGACGTCCGTTCGATTCGGGCGGTATAGAAACAGGTCACGCAGCGAAGCTGTGAAATCCGTGAAGTAGTAAATAACCGGAAGATTGGATTTCTGGATTGTCAGATATTTTACAAGTTCTCTACGGGTAAGCGAATTACTTTCCCAAACGAGATTCGGGTTGTCGTAAAATTTCATATTCCATTCGAAATCGAACGGTATAGACTGAAACAGCAGTATTGCGTCCGCCTCGTCGATATCGTCGACGAAGTCACATCCGCTTTTGTCGCGTATCCCGCGCCAGGTCAACCATACGCCGGTTCCGCACCGTTCGAATCTTTTTTTGGTCGCCGTCGAGCTATCGACGGCGCGGTTGAAATTCATCGGGTACAACTTCGGACGTCTTCTCACTTCACGCCTATCTTCCCATAAGCTTATTCAAATAACGGTCCACGTTTACCTGAAGCCGCGCAAGCGGGCCGCGCGTGGCGTTCCAAACGAACGCCATCGTCCCGCGCTTCTGCCAATTAAAGGACTTCAGCCGATGCCATTCGTTCGGCGCAGTTATTCCCGGCAGATACTCGACAGACACGCCTTGCTCTTCCATTGTGGACGGCTTGCTGGAGCCTTTACGGTGCTGGTCACCGAGGTGCCATTCGCGGTATCCGTTCTTCGTCCGCGCCCACGCCTCCGGCATTTCGTTCGCCATAAGCGCCGCGAGCCGTATTGGCGCGACGCTGTGCCCGTGCTCGTACCCTATGAGATTGCATCCGTATTCATGAAATTTGTACGGCGACGACGTTGCGTCCACCGTCACCTCCGGGTCGTTCTTGTAGTACGCCTGAAGCACACGGCCAAGCATGAACGACGTCGTCCGGTCGTGGTTTCCAGGAATGAAATAAAGACGAACCGGCGCAATCTCGCGCACTCTGTCGACAATCTGTATAGCGAGCGCTTCGCCGGTCACGAACGTGTTGTAGTATGCGTCCGCCTCCGGCTGCCCGGTGTGCTGCGTAGTTTCCTGCCATATCGTGTCGGAGTGGAAGAAATCGTTTCCCATTGGCATCACAATTTCTTCAAATGGCCCGAACGAAGCGGCGAGGCTGATTATTTCCTCCAACGACTCCATGACCATCTGCGCACAAAACTCCGGCGACCATTCAGCGTCGGACGCGGGCTTGAACGTTCGCATCCCATAGTGCGGATCCATAAGCGCGATCTCGAGCGCGTTACGTTCATTCTTCTGCCCTAACTTCAGCCGTCTGATTTTCGGTTTCGGCGACTTACTCTCCAGTTGCATAAGCAGCTTACCGACGGCGTCCTCGACGACCTCCGGCACGGCGCGCTCAAACACTACTTTAAGTCGAACATTCTGAACTGTAAACGGCTTGTCCTTTTTTTCCGGTTCGCGAATCTTCATCGTCACGTCGTAACTGGAATGCTCAAAACTTTTAACGCGCCACACCGCCATATCGACATTCAGTTCACATATAATATCGTCAATAGTTGCGAACCTGCATCCGTCGGCTTCGACAACCCACTGACCACTTTTCTTTTGCTGCTTAAAGACGTTTTTCTGAATTTCGGTTTTGTCGTCCAAACGGTCAAACCTCCTCTTATAAACATTTTCAGATATACCGAGGCTCCGCGACGCGGCGGCTTTATTACCAAATTTTACGTACGCTTCACGTATTTGTTTGTCGGTAGCTTTTAGTTTTGCCATTAGCGTTTCCTAATTCCAAATGTTTTGTTGAATTGTTTTTTCATCCTAATAAGTTTTGATGAACTCTGCGCGGATATGAACCGTCCGCGAAGAAATACATTTAACTTCCGTGCGATAGTAACAGGATTCAAAGTTTCATATTTCCAAATAACGCAAACGCGCCAACCCGTGTTTTCTAATTTTTCAACTGTATTATTACGTATACGCAAAAAACAGCTATACATAAATATAACTGCTTTCCATTTTCGCAATACGATATTTGGTTTACCCGGTAGTCCACAGCCACCAAGACGGAAACGAAAACCCATGCGATGAAGAAGTGAACGGACAATAACTTCTGACTTCATATTAACTTCTGACTTCGATGGCGTAGACGTCCACCTCGATATCACCATGCAGGCCAATATGGTCAAAGAACCGCCTAATGACGCCTGTTACGGACTTCTTAAGTTTCGCGTTCCCATACACGGTCGTCATGGGCATTGTCCCCTGCAACGTCATCCCTTGCAACGTTACGACGTATTTGGCGCTGATGCGCCGTCGTTCCTTGTAATCAATAGCGTTCGATTTACCGAATTTTTGGCAGGCAACCGCCGAATATTTCTCCTCTTTGTCGAGAACGGCCAAACGTCCAGCGTCCGTCACAGGCGCGACGTCCGTCACGGTCATCTTGCTACCAGCAGCGTCGACGGACGCGCGACATACGGCTGCGACGTATTTGTTGATCTGTAAAAACACGCTCTTCGATATCTGCGTAGGTCCGCCCCTTACCTCAATAACCGCCTCCCGAACGGCGGACTCGCGCACCAGCCCTGTCGGGACATTTGTGCTTTTGACCTTCAGGTGGAACTTCGTCACCCTCTTCTCGTTGCCGTCCGTCAAGCACATTGTTTCAATCGTTTCGTAAAGATGTCGCCGCAGGGCGTCGAGGAACTTTGCCGATACGCGGACGTCGTTCGTTTTCCGCAGCACGCGCATGAAGGATTTCACGGGCCGTTCGAACAAAAGGTTCTTCACAGTAATCCTAACTCTTTGTTTGTAACGCAAAAAGATTTGTTAAGTTTAATTGCAGTGTCAACAGCGCACGCCGCTTCGATAGCGGTAGAAAAATGACTGATAGAAACCCGCCGCTTATTTTGTTGAGTGTAAGCCCGGTAACGACCGTTTGATCGTTGTTGAACACCGCGAAATCCACTTATTCCAATCTTTGCGCCACGACTATTGCGTATTAAAGCTTTGGGGCGATTGTGGTTTTCTTTCGCTGTTTCATAACAGAGATTATCGGCTCTGTTATTAGTACAACACTCATCAATATGTGAAGTCTGTAATCCTAAAGGGCAGGGACCGAGCCAAGCGCACGCTACAAGTTGGTGAATAAAATGAATATGTGGTTTTCCGTCACGGTATAGGCTTACTACCACCCGACCATTCATTTTTCCACCTGTTTGCTGCCTTAAAATACGCGGACATTTGTAATCCAATAATCTTTTCCATAAACGTACCCGACCTAATGATGAAACTTCATAATCCGGGTATCCTTCAATTTGTCGCCATTCTTCGTTTGACTGATTTTCCATACGCTAAGGTAAGCTAATTCCGTGCCAACCCGATAAAAAATTTGCCTATAATGTATCGCGCCCGCGCGCGTAAAGCACCCATAGCACCCCCCACCCCCCAGTCCTTGTAACTCCCGCAACGACTTAGCTACTCGTCCGTACTGGGGGCAGTAACAAAAACTCAAGTCCTTGTAACTCCCGCAACGACTTACGCGGTTTAATATATCTCAAATTCCCGTAACTTATTGCAGGAGTTACAAGGACTTGGTTTTTCCCTTTTTTACGGCTACTTCCGTACAGCCGTAACCCGTTGCGGGAGTTGCAAGAACTCCAAGAAATAGGGGTACTACTATCGGGCTATATAAGCCCTTAAGAAACGCTATCGTCTATTCATCAGTGGAATCCCGCGCCCGACACCAAAAGATGAATTACTTTGCGCAATAGATGACTTGTATTTCAAGTACCAAATACACCACCGCCTGCCCGAATACCCTGCTGACCGACTGAAGACCCGTGAAGGTCGTCCCCTGGACCTCTAAGATCGTTCTTGCGCAGTAACGCCAAGAATAACCTTAAAGCGAGCAGGGAAGCCCGCTACAGCACGCTGGTTGCCGCTCCCCCTGAACACCCCGCTGACCGGCTGGAGGCCTTCAGCGACCGGGGCGTCGCCTCATACTTTTCTCACACGCGTGCCGGGCGGGTGTTTAACAGTTGAACATGTTTGCCCTCGTGTTTGCCTCATACTTTTCGCCCGATTTCGGTTAAAAG